GCCATAAGGATTTTTCTCTTTATCGTACAGCTTATGGCGCTTCAAACTAAGGTCTATATGCTGTTCATAACCTACAAGGTGGCTTGCCAATCTGCTAAGTGTATGTACCGCCTGTCCGACATACGCATACTTAAATCCGTTTTCATCTTCTCGGAGTAGGAAGTAAATCCCACTCCTGTCATTCAGCTTTGGATTCAGCTTCAATAGTCGCTTTTTGTTTTCCTGTTCTATCGCCTTGGCTCTTGCTATGTTCTGATAATTCAAGCGTTACCACCTGCCTTTACTATCTCAATTGCTTCATCAGTAAGCATTTCTTCCGGCTTTCCGTGCAACCGCACACCAGAATTATATTCTTTGCTTCTTTCTTCCAACTGCTCAACAACCTTATCTACATCATAAGCGGTCGGATATTTATCCAGTAATAGCAATACTGTATTTGTACTGAGCAAAGTTCCATTACTTAAAGTAACCGATTCTAAATCTTTCTTTAGTGTGTCTACGTCAATCAATCTCATTCTTATCACGCTCCAATAATATACATTCAGTTTCAAAGAGCTTTTCAGATATATCTTTTGAATTAACTCTGCTCTCAAATTCTTTGATAAAATCTCTGTATGCCTGTTTTCTAACTTCTCGGTCATGCTTGGTGCAATCAAGCATGTCAAACGAAACAGCAACTCTTCTGACAGAACTGCAATTCGGCACATCAGGGTTAAGATTTATGTATCTTTCGCTGCATATCGGTATAATGCCGTTTTTCTGTAATAATTCTGCAATCTGCGATGTAAACGCCCTTGTAATTACATACTCTTTCCGGTCAGCTATTTCCTTTGCAATGTTCGCAAATACTTCGTTTGTATAATCCATTATCTTTCCTTTCTAGGACAGCCGTTATCTGACTGCCCTGTAATCAACTAACTCTTAGTTAAATGGTAATTCCTCGTCAATATCATCAGGAATTGACATAAAGCTATCATCGGGTTTTGGCTGTGGCTCTGTACTGCCACTTGAATTTTTACTTTCGCAAAATTCCAACTTAGATATGTTGCACTCGTTGGTGTAAACTGTGTTTCCGTCTTTATTCTTGTAACTGCCTGTTGTCCACTCACCGATAACTGCTATCTTTGAACCTTTAAATACGTGCTTTTCTACTGTTTCAGCTATTTTGCCAAAAGCCACGCAGTTAATGAAATTCGCCTTATCGTCTTTCTTCTTAAAATTCTTGTCAACGGCAAGTGTAAATCTTGCTATTGCCATTGCATTTTCGCCCTGTGAATATCTAATCTCAGGGTCTCTAGTCAATCTCCCGATTAATGTTACAATGTTCATTATTTTTTCTCCTGTCTGTTTTAATCCCAACCTTTATAAAGACTTTCAGATACTTCAATCTCTCTGCTATCTAACTCATTCAAAGCTCTAATCAGCTTTAGTTTTGTTTCTCTGCAAGGGAAATATCCGTATTTTGCATATCTCAACATTCTCTCAAAGGTACTCATAGGGAATGGGATTTTATCATCAATGACAAGCCTTTTAAGATGTAAATGCTCAAAAAACTTATCATCATATATAACCCTGTATTCAATATGAGTTTCTACTTTATTGCCATCATCAAAAGGCAATTCTTCCACCTCTGCCCCTGTTTCATCTTCAATCTCTGCTTTGTAGTAGGCAAATTTAGTGATTGAAAAATCAAACTGGCTTATAATCTCTTCTGCTGTTCCATAGATTTTGCTAATCAGCTCAAGCCTTATCCCTGTCTCTTTGTGGATATAAGCCTTTACGTTATCATTTTCATATAAAAACTTGTACTTAGCTTCATCTTCTGAAACAGTATCTTCCATTGTTCCATCAGTATATCCGGCTGTCATACTGTCAAAATAATCAACAGCTTCGTCTCTATCGCCCTCATTTTGAAAGAATATATCAAGGTCTTTCACTTCCTCTTGATTAAATATATTTTTGAAGCAACCGCCACATATAAAGCCCTTGTGTCCTTCCATAAATTTATCAAGCCAGTTTAATATCCAGTAATTATCTCTGTTTTCTTTAATCAAAACGGACATTCATCTCCTTTCTTTAAAATCCATTCCTTATTACGCTCTGCAACATCCACATTCGCCCCACAAGCAACTTTTTTCATCTTCTCAATAAATAAGTCCTTGTCAGCATTTTCACTCGATAAATGGCACATTATGACGTTCTGCAAGCTATCTGAATAATTTGCTTTAACAAAATCGCAAGCCGTGTCAATGGATAAGTGACCTCTGAATACGTGATTGGCTTTACCTGTGTTATCTCTGTCAATTAAATCCTTGTCATAATTCACACCTAAGAGAATGTGGTTTATGTCTTTGAATCTCCACTTGACAACCTCACAATCGGTTATGTAAAGCATTCTCCCCATTTCCTTGTGAGTAATCAGAAATCCGAATATCGGGCAAGGTTCGCCATTTGCGTCTGTGTGTGTCCAATTTCCGTCTATTGTTGTTAAATCAAAAGGTTTTACAGTAAATTCGCCCATATTCATTGATTTACAGCTATTGCCTAAATATGGTGCATAAATCGGTATTCCCATAGCCTTAAAATCTTTTACTGACTTGCTGTGGTCAAGGTGTTTATGGGTGCATAACACACCCACAACATCTTTAATGTGCCAATCTAAGCCTTTTTTAATCTCCTTAATTGGTATTCCACAATCAAGGATAAGTGTTTCTCCATTGTCGGAAGTTAGCAGATAGCAATTTCCGGCTGACGATGAGCCTAAACATTTTAAGTACATTTACATCTTCTCCTTTACTCACTACTTCGCAAAAACGATAATAATTTTTCTGTACAATCAGCACAAAGGTCGTATCTATAATTCACATATGAATAGCCATCTGGATTGCCATAAAACATCGAATGAAAGCACAGTCGATTTTCTTTTTTGATACCATATTTAAAATATCCAGCCCATTTAGACAAACTGTACTCAAAAGGCTTTCCGCATCTATCGCATTTACGGATTTCTTCGACTGACATTCTTACACCTCGATTTCATCATCCTGTGGGAACTGAAAGTACTCTGTTGTAGCTTTCTGAAATTGTTCCTCGCTCAAAATACTCCGTACTTCTTCAAAACACTTTGAACCGGCTATGCAATGATAAAACACATTATTTTCATATACTTTTCTAAGCATTTCCATAGCCTTAATTGCCTTTTCTTTGGTAGAATAGGTTGCTATAAGGCTGTTCATAAACACTTCCGGTGGCTCTGCGACATTTTTAACTGCAACAATTCCATAATTCCCGCCACTACTGTTTAATATTGAAAAAACAAAGTTTTCATAAGGAACATCTGTTTTTCCTGTCTGTGAAATTACTCTCATCCGTAAAACTCCTTTCTGACATCAACTACCTTGCACTTTAATTTGTAACCCCAATCATCAATCGGTGCTCTTTTACTAGGACAACAGATAAACTCTCTGCAAATTCTAGGTCTAATTGAATAAATCTCACACTTTTCTTTTGACTTATCATCATTAAGGAACGGGCAAGTCATATCCATTGTTGGTGTAGCCATCGGATAATTATGTCTGTGCTCCTTAATATGATGTTTCTTAATGTACTTGCGGATTGCTGCAATCTCATCTTCTGTCATAGGAAGTAAGTTACTACAACAATTACCGCACTGCGTACATTCTCCGTTACAAGTCAAGTCAAAAGTACCATTATTCATATCAACCATCATCTGTTCTAAACTTGATGATTTCATAGGCTTACTCCTGCATGAACGGTGGTAGTTCCTCTGACTGCTTTTCGGCTGTGTCAACAACTGCGCCATCAACTACATCCGCCTTATCTTCTATAAATTCAACAGTATTAGCATTTTCAGCAATTTCAGCCTGTGCAACTTGATATACCTCGTCCATTTCAACCTGTGCCTGTCGTGCCATTGGGTCATAATTCTTAGGGTATTTCCTTGTTGCATTGTTACACATTTTTCTCTGTATCATGCTCTCCGGAGTATCAAGCCAAGCACCGCTTATAAACGGCTTTGCAAGCTCACATTCGAGCATTTCATCTACTGTCGTGCAACCTCTCAAAGCATTAAGAATTTCTTCTTTTTTGGCTTTAATTTCGCTTTTTTGCTTTGGTGTGGCATCCCATTTATCCTTGCAAATACCAAACGTAACATTTAACAAGTTTTGCTTAACATGAGCTAAAAGATTTACCTTTACGCTATTTCTGTCTGCTGTTAGATAAGTAATAGTTCCGTCTAACAACTTAACAGGATATACAACTTTTACCGCTTTATCGGACAATCCTTTTTCTTCCCACTCCGGCTCTGTAACTGTAAGCCCTTTATGCTTAGGCGGTATGTACTTGTCGCCCTCTTTAATTACCCAATACGGATAAACCTGTTTAACATCTTTTCCATAGTTGGCAAGCAAAGAATCATAACCTGTACCCTCGATTCCCATTTCAACCTGTTTCTGCCATATATCCTTGCCTGTCTGCGGGTCAACTCCCGCCTTTACATTTCTTAACTGAAAATAGCACTCTCTTGGATATGCACTAGCATTTAACTTAAGGCTTGCACAACGCTTTACGATACCTCTTAAATTGCTTGTATCAAGGTTTCTCATATCAATCTTAGGGTCATTCTTAACAAGATTAAATATGCTCGTCATGGCTTCCATAGCACACTCTTTTGCGTAATCGTCCATATCCATTCCAACAGCCTTATAATCATTGATGATAAGCCCTGTCATTGTATTGCTCCACTCACTTAATGATGTGGTAAATGCTTTCTTTTCCGCAACTGCTGTATTCTCTGCCATAATTAATCCTCGCTTTCTACTTCTTTAAATTCGCCATCAACTAATTTATAGAATATATCTTCTTTGATACGTTCTCCGTCTACATATTCTGTTTTTACACACTTAGGAATCCATATATAATTACCTTTATTGTCTGTTTCATCAGTTTTAATCCATTCAGCTAACGTTATCCAACTACCGATTTTTGCCTTTGCTATTGAATTGCAGCCTGCTGCCATAACCACAGAGTTATTACCTTCTGATGTTATCTGTGCGTAATATCCACTACTGCCTATCTTTGCGTAATCTCCACTACTGCCTATCTGTGCGTAATCTCCACTACTGCCTATCTGTGCGGAATCTCCACTACTGCCTATCTGTGCGGAATATCCACTACTGCCTATCTTTGCGGAATCTCCACTACTGCCTATCTGTGCGTAATCTCCACTACTGCCTATCTGTGCGGAATATCCACTACTGCCTATCTGTGCGTAATATCCACTACTGCCTATCTTTGTGTAATCTCCACTACTGCCTATCTGTGCGGAATATCCACTACTGCCTATCTGTGCGTAATCTCCACTACTGCCTATCTGTGCGTAATATCCACTACTGCCTATCTGTGCGGAATATCCACTACTGCCTATCTGTGCGTAATATCCACTACTGCCTATCTGTGCGGAATATCCACTACTGCCTATCTTTGTGTAATCTCCACTACTGCCTATCTGTGCGGAATCTCCACTACTGCCTATCTGTGCGTAATCTCCACTACTGCCTATCTGTGCGGAATATCCACTACTGCCTATCTGTGCGGAATATCCACTACTGATACCAACATCGTCTGCTTTGACTGTCTCAACTTTTGTTTTCTCAATTGTAAAATCTACGCAAGCCTTAATAAACCCTTTAAGCCCAAGTTTTGCACCAATATGGAGCTTATTTGTAGCTGTTTTATCCTTTCCTTTATAAATATCTCCAATAGCTTCAACATCTGCAAAATCTGAAATGTTGCCATCTTCATCAATAAGTGGATAATAATTCAACACATCAAATGGATTTTCACAGAAATGCATTACACCCGCTTCACATATTTTGTTTCCTTTTTCTTCGTAAGTAGTATTTTCTTCGTATTGCTTGCCTTTGCATATCATTCCTCTGTTAAATGCCTTATATCCTTTTATACTCATCGATTCTCCTCTCTTTGCTTCTCATCTCTCCATGCTTTAAATTGCATATTCAAATCTTTCACTTTTACCTTAATCTCGTCTACCTCTTCCTCTTGTTCGACTAAATAGCCGACAAGCTCAAGCATATTGTGTAGAACATCTTCTTTTGATAGATTTGTTCTTATTTCTTCCATTGTCTTAAACCTCATTAAAAACCTGAACCGCAAACAGTTCATTAGGTGTCTGCTTGTATAGAACTCCGTCAGATATGACTGTATACATATATCCGTCATACTTAAGCTCTACAGTGTGTTTCTTACCGCCCATGTAATAATTTCTCTTCTTAATACTCATTTCTATACCTCCTATAATCCAAGTAACTTTTTAATCACTTCTCTCATTCTCTCGGCTTCGCCACTCAACTGCTTCTCGCTTTTATCAGCAAGTCTAATCACTGTTTTGTATTCTTCCTCTGAAACCACCTCTTTAAGCGCACGTAAAACAGCGACTGCCTCTGCCATAACATGGCTTTTTATACCTCTAAATGTAACTTCTCCGTCTTTTGATTTAATCATCTCTATACCTCACTTTCTTCAAACTCTTTTAACTGTTCTGCTAACTTCTTGCACTCTTCTGCTACATATTCCTCTGTGCGGATTATCAACCCATCAATGTGGAATCCGTTCTCACACTCAATCTGCATAGCAAGGCTTTTTCTGTAATTAGGAAATCTCTCATAAGCGAGTTCAAGTTCTTTTGCGTCATCGCAATGTGCACAGTCAAATCCAAACCACCATAAATCACTTTCTATCGGATAGTTTGAATTTTCTCCACCATCCGCAAAGGTAATACCGCCGTGACATTGAAAATATGCTTCAATTCGTATTCTTTCGTCTTCATCAAGGCAAGCTCCAAGCAAAGGAAAAATACCGCTTATTTCTCGGTCTCCGACATCTGCTTTCTTAATTTCAAGATAGTCTGAATACTCTTTACCATATAAAGGGTGGTTTTTAGGAATGCCTACATATCCGCACCTATGCCCCATCACATTGAATGTAACGACACATTTATATCCTGCGTGTTCAAACTCTTGTTCTACAATATTATCTATCATTCGCTATATCACACCGCCTCAATCACAAGTTCTTTGTCCTGTGTGTGCTTTAACATAATCAATTGGTTATCAATCTGTGGTATTCTCCAATCATCAACACTCTCTGTATCATCGATGATAATTGGAAAATTAACGCTTGCCACTTTCTGAAAAGCTCGGCATATGTCAACTTCCGTTAACATCCTTGCACCATGATTGAGATTTCTCGCGTACGCTTCGCCATTGTAAACAAAGTCGCAGCACTCCTCGGTATCACCATTTAAGAGCGGTCTAAACAGCTTTGCTGTAGCAAAATCCAGATACTTATTAACATCAGCCTGTAAGAGCTCATTCTTCTTGCGAGTAAACTCTTTCAGCAAATCAATCTTTCTTTCCCAATCAGCAATCTGCTGATTAAGGTTGGCACGCTCATTTTCTTTATCTGCAATATCATTGTCGATACTCTGATTATTCTTGTTACCATCTTCAATTCTTGTATCTACAGCCGATATTTTTCTGATAAGTTCCGCTTTCTCCTGCTCAAGTTCTCTCTTGATGTCTGCAAAAGTATTTTCTTCGGACAAAGACTTTTCTTTTTCCTCGATTTCCTTAGTCAGCGCAACATATTCAGCGTTTGCGCTTATGTCCACTTCTGTAGGTACTTTGTCGTACTCCTGTTTGACAACTTCCTGCTTCTCTGTAATCTCTTTAAGCTCTGCTCTATAATCGGAAATATCCTTTTCAGCAGTCTTTATGTCGCCCTCGAAGGTCTTGATATTACCACTCAAAAGATTTCCTTTGTCAGTAATTTTCTCAAGGTTAGCTTTCTTCTTAGCTTCAAAATCATTTCTTAGGGCTCCTATCTTATCCTCTGGCAACTTCTGACCGCACATAGGACAATCGGTGTCGGTTTCATCAAATACAAGCTGTTTTGCCTTATTCCATTCGACACGAGTATCATCAAGCTCCTTTTTCATCTGCACTACACTTCTTTCAAGTGTTTCTTTTGACTGTTCCTTTGAAGATATATCAGCTTCAAGCCTTGATTTCTGCTGCTCAAAATCATGTAACTGTGCCGTAAGTTCACTTCTCTTCCTTTCGTTTCCTGTATTAGCTTCACGTTTCATGTCGCTCTGCTTGAATTTAAGCTGTAAAATTCCGTCTGTAATTGCCTGCCGCTCCTCAAGGAATTTGTTGTTGTCAGCCAACTTGTCCTCAATTTCCTTAAGTTGTGGCTCATAGGATTTCTTCTGTATTTCAAGCTCTGCAAGGTCAACATAGCTTCTTGTAGAACGGATAGTGTCAATGGCTGTGGAAATATCGTCTCTCTCCTTAATCAGTCCTTTACTGCCATTCCTGCCACCTGTGCCGTTTAACTTGCCACGGCATACTTTTTTGAGCTGGTCTGCGTCTCCATCATCAAACATCGGCTTAAGTTCGGCAAACTGTGGAAACATATCGCAGATTTCCTTATCAGTACGTGTTCCAAAATAGCTTGCAAGTGCTAATCTCTGCTCTGCCTGTGACTTGTTGAGTAATGTCATGGCATTTAAGCAAAATGGTAATACTCCAAGCTCTGCCATGTTGTCATTGATGTACTGATTGTAGTCAGCCATTTTATATGGCACGTCATTGATTGAGTAATCAGTGACACTGCCTGTAATCTCACCCTTTTTGTTACGTTTCTGCCTTGTAACCTTTTTCAAAGTCTTTTCTTTTCCACCAATCTCAAAGGTAACAGCCCTCACAATGTCAACATCGTCAATCTCGACTCCGTTCTCGTCATGTGGTCTTATGCCTGTAATCTCTCTGTCGTTCTCATCGTGGCAATTCAGCACATCAAGGATAATTCTCTTAACTGTCGATTTGCCGACTTCATTCTGACCGGACAACACAGTTTTCATCGAAAAGTCTGCGTCTAATGTGTTTTTGCCGTAGAATTTACAAAAATTCTGTGCAAAAATGTGTGTAATTTTCATATATGTGAACCTATCCTTTCCTTATTTATATATAGTTTCGATTTTTGGGTTTCCCTCTAAGCTATCTTTTCTCACAATTCTCATATAAGAATCGCTGTCGGATAAAAACAACCAATCATCAGCCCTGCGGTTATTTTTGGCAACCACTTTCTTCTGCTCTAGTGTCAATGGCTTAAGCTTGTACCGCCTGCCACCAACTTTAATTCTCCTAACATCACTCATTCAGCTTCTCCATTTCCTTGTCTAGTAAAGATTGAAAATCGAATTTACTATGCTCACACTTTTTATTGTGATATAATTCAAGTAAATATTCCTTTTCGCTCTGTCTCTTCCTACTGTTTAACTGATCTATTTTATTTATCGTTTTTAAGGTCATAATTCCATTTTTGAAGATCAAGTGTTTCTTTGTCCGGTGTTCCTTTGTTTATAAGATATAAAGCAAATAAAATCGCAAAAAGTATAGCAACACCTAGACTATGAACTATACAGGTCATTTTCCACCCTATAGACAAAACGCAACCTACGACATAAGCGATAAATAAAATAACTAAAATACTCGTACCGATTAAAGTACATATTTTCTGTTTTAATGTCCTCATTTTTTCTCCTTTAAGCAAAACTCTGTTGTGCGTTTGTGTCCTGAATAAGTTCATCAAGATACTTAGGCACGACATAGCAATCAATGAACTCATGCACATCTGCTACATATTTTCTCTTGATACTTTTATAAGTAGATACGCAACCATACTCACGTTTTAACTGTGTCCATATATCGGAAAATGTCTTATGCCTGATACTGTTATCTCTGTATGCTTCGCTTTGCTTGCCACCAAGGATATTTACAACTCTGCGCTTAACGTGCTGTTGTATCTCATCAATATCGCAACTGTAAAGTGGTACATTTTCCTTAAGCTCGCTCACATCATCTTTAATGTCGTTTACTTTCTGCTCCAGTTCTGTGTAGCCCTGTGCCAACAACTGTATCTGACCGCCTGTTGTCTTTGGCATACTATAACTGCCTGTTTTTCTGATAGATGGAAGAACTTCTGATGTAACCCACTTACGGAATTTCTTAGCGTTGGGTTTATCACTTCTTAAGATAACTGCATACAGGCCGCTTTCTGTTATGAAATTTGTCTCTCCCTGACGCCCTAAGTCTAACTTAGTGCGTTCATCATCATCCAATCTCTGCGCAACCATTGTTGGATTACTCATTTCCAATGCCTTGCAAATATCAATTAAGCAAAACATAGGTTCATCATTTATTACTGCTGTTCGGATTTCTCCAAACTCTTCCGAATTAAAAATCTGCAATTCGTTCATGTTTACTCCTTTCTATGTTATTTCTTCCTACTGGCTATTAATTCTTAATCGCTAGTAAAGCAATGGTGAGAGAGTCGAGGATTTTACATTCGCTTTGTATTTTCTCGATTTTTTCACTATTTGCCACATCATCAGCGATACTTAAAGCTAACTGCTCTATACAATCTTGTAATGTTTTGAACTCGCCATCATTATTAATGGCATATGGTTTTCTCATTCCTACTCCTTTCTTAAAAACTGTGTTATAATCTCCCTATCTTTTAATAAGGAGGTGAAACAAATGTCTCATGATGAAATTCATGATTTAGCAATCGTATATGCAAATTCAAAGTTAGCTGAATACCAAATAGACAGCCGTAGTGCCGTAATGTGTGGCAATACTGAAATGTCTGTTGATGAAATTCAGTATCTTAAATCTGCGTATCAGTTTGCACTAAATCATCTGACTGAATAGGTGTATATCTTTCACCTTTCAGTGCATGAGAAACAGCATTGCAAATATTAAGGTGATGTTTCTCATCATTGTTTATGGACTTCTCAATCTTTTTTAAAGTACCGTCAATGCTTTTTAAAGTTTTGAGAAGTTCTTTTTCGTATTGGGATTGCATTTTTTTCATCTCCTTTCTTAAGTCTGTAGTTCAATCTAATTGGATTTATCGGGTACAAAAATAAAATCCATAGGTACGCCGGATAAACGGCTCATTTCTCTTAATTGAGATAAACTAGGTTCTGTATTTCCTTTTTCCCAGTTAACAACTGTAGAGTTGGAAACCCCAAGCAATTTAGCCCATTCTTTCTGTGTCATTTTTGCATTTACTCTTACCGCTTCTAATGAAATCTTAGGCATTTAATCAACTCCTTTCGTATTTGATAACTATACTATAATTCAATCAAATTGAATTGTCAACACCAAAATTCAAAATAATTGAATTTAATATTGAATTTTTTATTATAATGGTGTAGAATACATTTTAGAAAGGAGGTAAAAGGCATGACAGATGAACAGCAGAAGAAGGTGTTTGCAGAAAACTTAAATTACTATATGGAATTAAACCATAAGCAACAAATTGACGTTGCTAAAGATTTAGGAATAAATGCAACAACATTAAATATGTGGTGTAAGGGCAATTCAATGCCGGGAACTGGTAAATTAAGGAAGTTAGCTGATTATTTTCATGTAGGAATGACTAATCTGACAGATATAAGAAATACTGACGATGAAGACATTAGATATTCTAATGCAATAGCAAATATCAGTATGAATGATGAACGTTTTCGCAACATAATTGTTACTTACAATGAAATGCCTGCTGACAAAAAAGAAACATTTTGTGAATTTTTCGAAAAGTTTATACAGTAACAAAAGAGCAGGGTTATCTCCCTGCTCTTTCTTCTTTATAGAAACTTTTAACAAAATTATAAAGTATCTTTATTATCTTGTCATTTTCTATTTCTTTTATCATTTGTACCATCTCTTTTTTGCGATCCATATGTAATCCCTCCAATTTCTAACCCCATTATAGAACATTTGTTCTCCATATGTCAAATTAAATATATAAGTTTGGGCGACAGACTGCCAATTAACTGCCGCCCACCGGAACTTAAAGAATTGTTCCTAAGAGACAAATCAAATATACACTTATAAGTACAAATAATATGTCGGATATTGACGATAAGCAAGGCAAAGTTTAAAATAGTAGAAAAGAACTAAACTAAGGGAGGATTATTGTATGGATAATGTAGAACTGAACGACACAAAACCTAAAAACAGGAGAGAAATATCAATACTTAGTATTGTCAGCGTTATATTTCTTGTTCCGGCTGTCTTGATATTTATTCTCGATTTCGCCGCAGGGGAAAACATACCATTGTGGATAGTAATTATTCTTGCGGTTATATCTGCGGCTATCGGAATTGTAGACGTAGAAATCGGACATTGTAAAGCTGACCGGCGATTACACTTTTTGTCTGTTTTGTCTATTGTGCTTGCAACCATAAGTATTTCGGTTGCGATCACGTTCACGGCGGCAAGCTATTATATTAATCAGATAGGTAGTTTATTTACAACATCAATAAGTGAAGAAAGTAATGTTGATACTGAAAAAGACAGTGAGACAGAGACAGAACAAGAAGAAAAGCAAGAAAAGAAAAAGACAACCTCGACAGCTAAAAAAGATACAAGTCCAAAAACAATTACTGCTAAAGTTGGCGGCGGCGTAACATATGGAAAAGCCAAAATTTCATTTACAAATTGCTACGAATATACGGATTATGATGAATGGACAGCACCAAAAGCCGGATATAAAGTTGTTGTATTTGAGTTCGAAGTTGAAAATGGGAATAGTAGTAATTTTGATTTTGGTTCTTACGGATTCGAGGGATATGCTGATAATGTAAAGGTTGACCCTTATTATTACATGGATTCGGTCATTGAATTGAACTTAGCACCGGGAAGAACTGGTACTGGTACTATTGCTTTCGAGGTACCGGAAGATGCACAGAGCATACAGGCAGATTATGATTTTGGTGGAAATAATATAGCTGTTTTCGTATATGGGGAATAATTAAGAGAGGGTGCTTTCCCTCTCTTTTTATGTGCTTATTCCCCATTATTTAATTTCTTTGCGTGCGCAAACAAAATGTAAAACACAATTTAGAAAATGTCAAGAGGAATTTTAAAAATATTTTTCCTCTTGACTGTGTAGGATTTAATAAACCAAAGTTTAGAATCACATATTGATTGCGGAAACTGTTATCAATCCAATGATGTATTGTTTAGCTGCAAAGACTGGGATGATGGGTTATATATTATTTACAATATTCGTGGAGCTGGAAACGTATGTGAATTTCTCTACAAGAATGGCTCTTTGGTTACAATGACTAATATTGCACCTCAAACCCACACAATAGATGGATATAATATCACATTCCAGACAGGCACATGGTATGCAATTATGCAAGCACATAAGATTATTTGATTTTAGTTATCCACAACTGTAAATAGGATAAATTTTTTTTATCTGAAGTTTGGTTGATTTCAAACGACACATATGTATTATTGGTTGCCTTATTAACATTTAATGTCGCACCCAGAGCTTCGTTTATTTGATCAAATTTTATTTGTGTGCCATCATACGAAATCCGAAGTGTAAATAGTATAGGTCGTACACCATTGATATTGTTACTGCTGAGATTATAGATAATGCCAAAATAACTTGTAGCTTTATCATAATAAAAATTAAGGTATGTCTTTGAATTACTATAATATTTTTGGGCTGTGATATCTAATACACCATCTAATCTTTGGTTTACTTCATCTAGCCCATTCTTTAATATTCTTCCTTGATTCGCTGACAGGGCACTTGTGGTGGAAGTACTTGTAAGATTATCTGCGACTGTAACGTGCGTGTCTGTGAACTTTGCTCCGCTTGGGACATCTTCATTGACAGTATGTCCATTAACAGTTGCGGAATTTCCACCATTAGCCGGAAGTGAAGTAGGTTTATTTGATAAATCGTTGTATGAGCCACTGAAAGCAACAGTTTTTAAGTCACTTAAAAATTTGACGATTTTTCCAACTATGCTCGACAGTTTTTCCCCGGTTGTCGGTTTCGTTCGTGAAGTTGATTCAGTAAATCTTACTGCAGTGTTCGAGGATTCGCCATTTGTTGAAAGTGCGCCTATATCAGTTGGAGTGATGTTAACGTTGCCGGTTCTGTAGGTAGATTCTGCATTTCCTTTTACTCCTGCGACCGGAGTTCCGGCAAGTATATCCCAGTAACCATCCGCTGTTTTGTATACGTTTGCACCCTCGGCAATAATGTTTCCTGCACCCTCTTTGAAACTTGATGTTGTTGTGAATGATGTTGACACATTGTACATATCTCCGGCAGACGCACTTGATAATGCCGGTAAGTTAGCAAATGTAACTGTTCCCATTGGCTTAAGACTGCCTTTTAGTGACTCTGATACAGCCTTAGCCTGTTCTGCATAGTATTTTGCTGAATTACTTTCTCCCACTGCATAATTGTATGCTAAAGTAGCACTCGAAGCGGCATTACTTTCGCTCGTACTCGCCAGTTTTTGGCTTGCGGCGGCAGCACTTGCGGAATTACTGGCAGATGTTGCTTTATTGCTTGCCGTGATCGCACTTGCCGAAGCAGCGCTCGCTTTGTCCGTAGCTGTTTTGGCACTTGTGGTGGCATTAGTTTCACTTGCCTTTGCCTTTGTGGCAGATACCGAAGCGGCTGACGCTTTATTCGTTGCCTGTTGACTATAATATTTTGCGTTGTCTGTATCTTCATTGGTTCTTGTACCAGTGCCACCTACTGCATAGCTTTGAGCCTTTGTGGCAGATGTCGAAGCGGCGTCCTCACTTGCTTTTGCATTTACGGCACTTGTACTTGCAGATTCTTGGCTTGCGGCGGCGGCGGTCATTGAATCGTTTGCTGATTCTGCGCTTTGTGTTGCGCTGTCACTTGCATTTGTAGCGTTTATCTCGCTTGTCTTTGCGTTTTTTTCAGATGTGGCGGCGGCAGTTTTACTTGTTGTTGCACTTTTAGCAGCTTCACTTGCTGTCTTGGCATTGGTAGCAGTTTTTTCAACTTCTACTTTTATGTTTGACAAGTAATTTTGCTCGAGGTATTTTTCTGTGATACTGCCCTCTTTAATTTTTGCAGTTACTTTTCCGTCACTGTCGATAGAAAAAGCTATCGTGTCACTGTCAATAAACTCGTATTGAGTAATTAAAGCTGATAAGTCAATATACTGTTTTGCTCCGTCTATTAATGTAAGGATTATCTGTTGCGTAATCCTGTCATAACTAAAGTTGACCGCTATTTTTTCCATTTGCGTGTCAATGGTAATTTTTGAGCCATTCTTTTTTGTAACTGCGATTATTCCGGTTGATTCTTCAAAACTTACATCTGCTACGAGTGTCGAGACTTCTGTTTTTGTTGCTTTGCTTGAATCAAGTGATACTACTCGATTATCAATGTTATCAATTGCAACGTCCATTTTGTTTAAATTTTCAGCGTTTAAGGCTGTGTTATCGCTTGGGTAGTTCTCCCAGTTAATATTTTCATGTGCTTTATTCATTCGGTATTCTCCTATCTATTACATAAAAAATCCGTCTCTTATATAAAGACAACTTACTCTGACATTTCCACTATAATTACCCGTATCAACGGTTGCTAAATTTTTGAGCCTTATATTTGTGCTGTCATCAACAAAGCTAGTCTGGTAATGGTTCATAAAAGAACTGCTCGTTCCAGATATGCTCACGTTTGCCATAACCCTTGTATATCCATCCTTTTTTCCTAGACTAGTAAAATTCCAATCATTATCTACTCCGGCACTTTGAGTTATATATCTCGCTTGTGTTCTCCATATAATAATTTGGTCAAGAGAAACATTCGCTATAGATATTGAGCTTGGGTCGCTTTTTACCTCTAACCACGTGCTATTAAGCTTTAATACTTCAGATTCAAGTAAAAGTGTTTTTAACCCTGTTTTTATTAAAAAGTCTCCAATAGAATCATCTGCTTCTATTAAAATTACGCCATTGTCTACCTTAAAGCTCTGCGTAAATTCTCCTGACGCACCAGTAATTGTTTTACCGTTTATAGTAGTACCAGTAATGTTTTCTGCGTCAACACTCCCTGCTTTAACGTTAAGTGCATTGACATATTCTGTCGTTACAGTATTCTTGGTTATAATAGTCACATCGTTAGATGTCTGATATCCTGCTCCATTCACAAGTTGGTTGTTGTTTGTTGGAATATCGCCGCTTTTTGCAATACCACTATTTTCGGCTAAATCTCCTACTACAATAGTGCCTTTCAAGTTGATTTTGTTTGCTTCAATCATCACGGTTTCTGCTGATTGATTAATCTTCGATATAATTTCATCACTACCGACTTTTTTAGACACTTCGGATGTTATGTTTTCAGCGGTCTGTTTAATCTGTGAAGATAAATCATTTTCGACATCCGTTATTGTGGACTTTGTTTCTTCTATAGTTCTTTCAAGTTTATTACTTCTGTTTTCAAGCTGTTTTATGCTTGTTTGTGTGCTGTTTACTTTTTCACTGTAGTATTGCTCCCCCACAGAACTAAAGCTGTCTCTAAGTGCTTGTATGCCCTTAAAATCACGTTCTAAAACGTAAGATTCAACTATGGCATTTTTTGTTAAAATCCTTATTGCGTCTCCAACTTCTAGGCATGGGTTCCCTCGTAAATCTGCCGTAAAAGGTCTGTATCGGATTTTAGATATTTTGTTGTAGATATTTTGCGCAATTGTCTGCATTTCATCGGCTGTTTTTTGATATGTCAGCATATTGTTTTCGATGATGTATGCATTATTTCCATTGCCAATGATCGTACCTACATCGCTATCAGATGAACGTATTTGAAGCTTTGTAATCGGTTCAACAATGTAATCCTCATAATCTGCCGTTATGTAATCCGACTTATTGATTCTGTAAGAATCCGGCGATTTTGGGTAGAGATCATCTGACGGATAAAGGTCGTTCGCAGGATACAGTCCTTGAATATCTTGTTTTAAATAGATGTATTCAAATTGTCCTTGCCTGTTAATATGACCGAAACATCCGTTAATTTCACAAATGGCTTTAATTACTGTGCTACCACTTAATACGTTGGTCTGAACATTTCCAGTTTCTTTATCGAGTGATCGCTTGATTACCATAGAATCATTTGGTAATGTAATGTCTTTTTGTGTCACTCCAAAATGCTCAAAAAAACTATCTCTGAAATTCTTTAATGTGATTGTCGAATCAAGATTAGGCAACACAAAATCATACCATTCCATAACATTGGCATTAATTATGTCGTATAGTGCGTCATATGCTACTACGTCACGTTGTGTTCTGTCCGCTGTAGGTTTATCAGAATAAACCTTGTAGCGTCCGAATTGAAATGGCTTATCAGTGTTGCCGTTAAGAGACATTGTGACTGTAATCCATTTTCCCTTAAGTGATGTAAACACATTTGACATTGTAAATTTAACAGAACTTGCTTCGCATGAACCGAACGCAATTTCCGATTCAGAACATAAGCTTTCTGTCAATTCAAACTTTTCTTGATGTAGCTCAGTGTTAGTTATAGTCGCTTTCTTGTCGTCAGTCTGAATTATCAATTGTTTGTCTATTCCGTCTTTTTTAAATAATTCGCTTAATTCATAATCAACCATCGTATACACCGCCTATCACAGAGAATTTGATTGAGTTATATTTAATCGTTGTGTTGTCCGCATAATACATTTGCGGCTTAAAATCAGCCAAGTAGCCTTTTTGTGTCACGTAATCATCGTATTCCGGTATATAAGCCGTAAAATAAAATTCTCTTCCGGCTTCTCCTATTATATTTTCCCGAATGTTGCCTAAAAGTTCATTTAAATCTGTCTGTGTGAGCATTGCCGGAGTTTCAAATTCAACTTTACTTGCTTTCAGTTCGACCGGATTACGATGTAAATATCCGTTTGCATCCGTATAATCCTCAACATCCTGCATATTCACATACGGACTATAACTTTGTGGCTTAAAGAATTTTTTAGGGATTGTGTAATCTCCAATTTTTAACAAATATCCTGCGTAAGCCATTTTCTTACCTCCAATAAAAAGAGGACAGCCGAAGCCATCCTCTAAAACGCATATGCGTCACGTCCTGTTCTGTTCTTGTAATCTTTTGCATAATCTCTGCTTGCCTTGCCTATATCGGATTTCGATATTCCATACTGCTTATTCAATATTCCGGTCAATAGTTCGATTTCTTGCCCCATGTACGCTATTTGTTGCTGTGCTGTGTCGAGTATAGCTTCTCTGATACCGGTTATCTCTGCACCACCGGCAACAGCAGTCCTACCGCCAACAGTTCCAAGCATTTCCGCTTTGCCGTTCTCGCCTGCCATAAACATACTGTACTGGTCAGGATAACCGCCGGTTGCATAACCTGCAATATCAAGCAAACTTGTATGCCCTAAGCCGTTAAGTCCTGTCGTTATTCCAAGTGACTTATTTTTGTACTCAAATAGGCTATCAAGACTTGCAGTAATGCCGTCTATGCCATTTTTAATATTTGTCAATCCATCCGAAGTTGCCTTTATATAGAATGGTGTCTTGACCGCATCTCGTAAATTGTCCGTTGAATCCTTTAATCCGTTTACATTATTATAAGTAGAATACAAGCTTGCATTAGAATCTTTTTTCATATTACGCATTGAACCAGATACACTTGTGCTGGTAGCTCCGGCTGTGGTTGCAAGTCCGCCGATTGAGCCATTAAGTCCGTTTACATTATTATAAGTAGAATATAAGCTTGCATTTGAACTCTTTTTCATGCCGCCAATCGAACCAGCTACGCTTATGCTGGTAGCTCCGGCTGTAGTTGCAAGTCCACCGATTGAGCCACCAAGTCCATTTGCACTGTTGTACATAGAGTACATATCAGAGTTTGAACTCTTTTTCATACCTCCGATTGAACCAGATACACTTGTACTGGTATTTCCGGCTGTGGTTGCAAGTGAATCAAAACTGCCTTTTGTTCCACCTATATTTCCATTGACACTTGAAAGTGAACCACCAACGTTTGTTCCCATATTCGCAAATGACTTTGCTGTATTAGTGGCAGAAGTTTGCGCCGTGTTGCTAAGGTTGGATGAAGATTTTGCCGTGTTGCTTAAATCCGTTTGTGCAACATCTAATACTCCCCCGATTCCGGATACAACTGATGAAGCAGTATCTCCCACATCATCAAAATCATCCTTTATATTATCAGTGCTATCTTCTACCTCATCTTCTGTGTCTTTGGCAATCTTTGGTATGTCTACCAACGGTATTCTGTTAAGTAAGTCAATTGCGTTATTAATTATGTCAATGATTGCGTTTTTTGCATTTTTAAACACATTTTTAAGTGGGGCTAAATCTGTTATTTTGGCTAATGTTTTTCCAATATTTTTAAAGAAAACAATAACCGGCGCAAAATTAAGTCCAACTTTGCCACATATTGCTTTCCATATGCCCTCGAAAATCTTTTGAATTCCCTCCCATGCCGACTTCCAATTGCCGGACAATACTCCGGTTATGAATTGCACGATTCCAGAGAAAGTGGTCTTCACTCCTTCGATAATTTTTGAGATCGCACCTACTTTTAATTTAACAGTGGATACAAAGCTTCCACCGATAAAGCTTATTATTGGCTTTAGGATGTTTTCATAAAGTTCACTAAAGATATCAATAAGTCCACCAATTATAGGAATTAACGTCTTGCTGAAAAACTCGCCTAAAACCACAAATTCTTCCTCAAAATTATCTTTCAAAAATTTACCAAAAGGCAATAACACGTCATAGTATATTTCACTAAGCATATCAGACAGCCCCTTTATTGCGTCTGACAACACTCCGCCAAGCAACCCCGCTATAGGATTTAAGACATTACGATACAATCCTGTTAATACATCAACCAGTAATGGGATTGCAGTGTTACCCATAAACTGTAATGCCGGCTTAAGAATCACATTCCAAGCAGAATTGAACGCCCCGGAAATAAATTCTCCCAGTGGTTTAAATGCATTAAGTAAATTTGAAAAGCCTTGCTTAACGTCCGGCAAGACTTCCTGAGACAAAAATTCAAATGCTGGGGATAATTTATCTGCTACTTTGTTCGCTAAATCATCAAAATCTTTAACGCCTAAAAGTTTGCTTAAGTTACCACCGGTTATAGCGTCAAGTGTTCCGTATGTGAGTTCGAGTGCGGCATTAAATGCACTCCACACTAATTCTGCAAGTCCGCTTAAAATTCCAACCCAGTCAACAGCTGTCAAGAACTCAACAATTTTGTGCGGTATCAGTTCCCAATCCACAGTATCGAGGAAAGCAATTATTGTATCCTCTATACCTATAATCCAAGTAGATATAGTCTCTCCAAGAAGTGCAAAATCAAAAGTGGTAAAAAATTCATTAATACCTGTAGCAATAGACACACCAAAATTAGTCCAGTCAAACGTTGTGCCGAATGAATCAAGGAAGTGTAATACTGTATTGAGTGCTCCGGCTATTGTTCTTCCCAGTGCGCCGAATAATTCCGGCGAGATCAAACCATTTAAAAATTCTGCAAGTCCTGTACCAAAATTATCAGCCGCACTATATACAGATTGCCAATTGATTGAATTTAATGAATCCGTGATAGCCTTTCCGATATATGCACCTAAGTCGTAAAGACTTTTAATTGATGATTTGTATTTTTCGACAAGTCCATCTACTTTTTTAAGTGAGGATTTTGTGCCGCTTCCAGCTCCTGCACCACTACCGCCGCCGCTATCTTTGCCTTTGCCACTATCTTTGTTAAGGCTAATGATATTCAGCTCATCAAACTTACGTGCGCCGTTTACCATGTCTTTAACATTTTTGGCGGCGTCTCCGGTACTATCCGCAACGTCTCCGGCACTATCTGCGGCGTCACTCATAGTATCATCTAATGCTCCGGCACCACTAATCTCGACAGTCCAACCGAAGATCGCTCCAAGTGCATTTGCTACAGTTTGAGTAAAACTAATAACTTTTAACATGACCGCATTAAGCGTGTGTACAAGCGGTTTAAAAGCGTTGATTATCGTGCCACCAATAATACTTCCCCACGCTTGAAACTCTTGCTTTAAGGTTCTGACAGAGTTAGCCCATGTATCGGCTGTCTTAGCAAAATCGCCTTGTGCGGCTGTTGTATTAGCCATAACATACTGATAACGCAACATTGTTTTTTCAGCTTGCGTCATCGACTTAACATCACTGTCAAGTCCATTAGCCATAGCCCACTCTGAAAGTGTGGCTTGCGTTAAGTCAAGTCCATATTTACGCAGTGGTACTACCATACCGGTATAAATTGCCGATAAATCTTCTGCGACATCTGCTTGGTCTTTATCGTAAAATGATGCAATATCAGCTGTTAATTTAGTCAAGTTAAGTGACATATCGGCAAGGCTTTGGGTTGAACTATATGCTGTGTCCTTTGTCTCTGCCAGTTTGTCGTTAATCAGCTTTGTGCCGTTTGCGACTTGAGCGGAACTAATTCCCATTGCTGAACCCATAGCCTGGAATCTACTGGCAGTTTGCTTTGCAGTTAATTCCGACATTCCGAAGTCTTGAATTGATGTTTCCGTAAAATCATCAAGTTTGCCTGCCATGTTGCCAAACGTGGTATCTACTACGTTTTGAACCTCTGTTAATTGGCTTGACAAATCTACTGCATCACGCAGTTTGCTTGTTGCACGAATTACCATCCAATAAGTTGCGTAGAATTTGCCTAGTGTGCTTGCCAAGCCTTTGAATCCGCCACTGGTTGAGCTTGTTGACTTAGTCAGTCCGCTTAGTTTGCTTTTTAGCCCCTCTGACTGCGTAGATACGCTGTTAAATGTGCTTGTTATGCCTTTTCTTGCACTCTGTACTTTTGAGCCTTGGCTTGCCAGTCTAGCAAGTGCATTTGTCATTTCAATTATATTCTTGCTGACTGTAGGTGCAGTTGATAAAGTAGTTAATGTTTGCTTTAACGCTGTGCCTAACTCACGTATGTTATTTGCGGCATTTCCAGCTGATTTTGAGCCAAGTTTACTTATCGCCTTAGTTACCTGTACTATGTTGTCGCTTTGTTTAGATATTCCGGCAAAAGAAGCTAACTGTTTAGACATATTACCAAGTGCCGCAGATGAACTGACAAGTCTTGCAGTATCAAGGTTGCCAAGTTTTTGCATATTTTGAGCAACTTTGCTGAACGTTCTGGTATCAATGCTGCTTAAACCACGCACAGATTTTGAAAGTTCGCTTAGTCCACTTGAAAAATTATGAAGATTTGAACCATTAATTGACGATAATGCACTGCCAAGAGAACGCAATTTGCTTTCAAGATTTCCAATGGATTTTGCCGCTTGATCTGCGGTTGTCTTGATTTGAAGTTCGAGTGTTTCCGCCATACTTTGTACCTCTGCATACGAAAAAAGCCGGAGAATATTTCATCTCCGACTTTTTTCGTGTTAACATACTTTGTTTTTACTTATTTTGATTTTAATTTCGCCTGTTTGACTAAAATCAATGCAACCATTCTTGACATACCATATGCCGCCATCATTTGCCGCAAACCCTGTGTAGTTGAAATCAACCTCGCCTTTACGGACATACCACCATCTATCGCCCTCTGATATCGGTTTATGTACAAGTCCGCAATGTGTAAAATCGACTCTTCCGCCTTTAACATAATACCAATGGCGCACACCGTTAATTACTCTATCCTTTAAGCCGTTGACAGTAAAATCGACTTTTCCGGCTTTAATCCAAAACCATCCATTTTTATTCTGTGCAAAACCGGTATAACTTTTATCTATTGAGCCATTACTGTAGTAATACCAGTTGCCGTCATTTGCGGCACTATTAGCTAATCCATTCATTCCGTTTTCCTCCGATATTGATTTATTCATAATTGCAAACGCAATAGCTTGTGAAATCTTTTGATATCCAAGCTTTGTATACAGGTTGTAATCGTCCTTATCGTCAACAAAGCATATCTCAAGTAGTATTGCTGGTGCTTTCGTATGATTTAAAAAATACAGTCCACTTGTTGTTTTAGTTCCTCGGTCTGTAAAACCTAGTGATTTCATATTTTCACGAATCCTTTCAGCAAGTATACCTTTACCATTGCCGGTATCGGTGCACCATACTTCAAAGCCGCCTGTTGAACCATCCCCTGCGTAATCATCTCTACCGCTATTAAGGTGGATTGATATATCGTAATCGACAGAATGTGCATTACACTTTGCTACAATCTTTTTAAGAACGTCGTTCTGCGATGTTCCATTGTCCACAGTGCAGTTATATACTGTATTTCCATGCGTCTGTAATATTCTTTGAATCTCGCTTGAGATTAATCTATCCTCTCTTGATTCATCAAGTAATCCTGTTGCACCGCAAGCAATTTTTCCGGCTGGGTTGTGACCACCATGTATGTTATATATCATTCGTTTTCACTTCTTTCTTTGGATGAGCTAAATCAAAATTCGCTTTCAATGTTTCCATCTTTAATCTATGCTCATACCGCAATCTTATAATTTCATCTTCTGTAAGCTCTTTATCTTCTTGTGCTCTTTGTGATATTGGTTTATCAATATATTTTGTTTTGGACTTCTTTCCGGCAAGGCACCTTTCCACTGCCGTAAGAGTTGCACTAAAGCCGTAATTCCCCCACCAAATCCACATTAAAGCATCCATATTATCTTGTTCCAGCTTATAAGCCTTTGCGTAAGGCTCTAAATCTGCCGGACAAGACATATCTATATCATGCACAGTAAATCCGTATCCTTTGGTTATCATGAGCCAATAGGGGCGAACTTCTGTGCAATACAGTTCCCATGTAAGTTCTTTTACTTGGTTGCCGTAGTTTTCTTCGCTACTGTTTTCTTTGTTTTGCTCTGCTCCTGTCGAAGCATCTTTGATAAAAAACTGTTATCTTCCAGTTCTTTTATCAAATTCTGAATAAGGGATGTCATATCATTATCTTCGAGATAATCGTCAAGAATCGCATACATCTGTTCCATTCGTTGCTCTTTTTCGGCTTCGTTATATGGGTCAAAGCCAAATGTGTCAGAATGAAATTTCTGTAAACCTACAAGCAAAAGCTCCGGTGCAAGTATTAACATTTTGTCAAGTGCTTCGAGATCATCTGCTGATGTTTCGAGGTCGGCTACTTTTTTCAAAATTTTATTTTTAACTGTCGCTTCATATCCGAATTTAACTGTGTATTCTTTTCCATTTAATGTAATCTTCATAATTCTTTCCCTTTCTCCCTAATTTATAGGGAAAGAGGCAGTCCTAAGACCGCCTCAAACTCTTGGCAATTAATAAGTTTCTTCAAGTTCCGAATCGGTCGTATCTACGTCAGCCGATTTGACCATTTTACTCGACTGACTTTTTATTCCCCCGGTGTTGGTTCTACCTTTGCTGATGTTCCTATCATCTCTTCTATAATGAGATTAATTTCCATTGTTAATAGTTCGTTTTGGCTCTTACCGGATATAGGTAAAATTGATGGTGGCTGTGCCACAAAGAACTCTGCATCTGAAAGCCCCGGTGTAATCTCTTGGAACCACATTCTCTTGCCACCTGTAAGACCTTTATATGTTGCAATGAGGTCTGTCCATTCTTTGATGGTTTCTGCCGTTCTGTTAACTGTAACTGCGACGCTGTCTGTGATTGTGTCACGACCTGCGACATTTCTTGTCTTTGAGTCCTCAAGGGCTGATGCATCTATTGACTCTGGTTCGACTGTAATCTCTGCAATCTCATTGATTCTCGTAAGCAATTTAAATGCTGTAGGCTTCTGCCCTGCAACTGTTTCAGTTCCATAAGACAAAGTAATACCGAGAGTACTTAATCCTGCTGTTGCCATGTATAACCTCTCTTTCTACCGCCTAACTTTTTGCGGTTAGCAAACTTTTGTTTGGTTTAACGTAAAAAAATAAAGCCTTACGGCTTTTAATCAAAGCAAATTGTCATTCGCAGAAATAATTCTGCTAAATGTGCATACGCTTCTATATATTTTGTTATCTATTGTTTTTCTCGGAAGTGTAATTTCAAAGCGCATTTGCTTAAATATTTCAGATAAAGTATCTGTAACTTCTTTGCAGTCGGCTTTTTTGTTCGCTGTAACATCCAGTTGGAATGTAGCATTAACCGAATTAATGCTTTGACCATCAAGAGTCTTTCCTTTTTCGTTGCCACCTATCATGTGAATGTAAGCAGTAGGAAATACAGCTTCTGTACTTGTAGATTCTTCATCTGTTATTCTGATTTTAGGATATTTCTTTTTTAATCGTGGTAGGCTCTTAGCCCTGACAAGTGCTACAACTGTACTTTCAAGGTCATAAGCCCATTGATTTTCGCTTGCCATTATCCGAACACCTCTTTCGCTTTGCTGATTATGTTCTTTTCCATATAGCTGTAAGCTTTGTACATAGGCATTGTAGGTGTAATGCCGTATGAATGATGTAGATTGCCCTCTATGTCTCTCCAATACCAGCCCTCGCTATCAAATGCGTGTGTCTGCCCTGGGAAAGTTCCTTGACCGCCCCTATCATCATCAAAGTGTGGTTGTGCTCTCCAACCGGAACCGAACTCCGACATAAGCAAAGGCGATACATCAGCTGTTTTTATTCCATCAGATGTCTGCCACTGGCTTATTATCTTCCCTGTTTCTGTTGCTACAACAATAGCTGTGCAACCATTACTGTTTGGTTGAAGTTTTTTACTAAAAATTATGTAGTGTCCAAAATTTCCGGTATTGTTTTTCCCTACTTCAATGCCACTGTCAGCAAGTTCTGATACTAGTCTTTCACACTTATTAAGGACTTCTTGCTTATAATTTTGCAAAGTACTTATTGCAGCCTGTATCGAATCATCTGATAAGGTTATTTTTTTTTTCATACGCACCCCTACTTCGCAACCGCCTTAAGCATATACTTAGTTGAATATAATGCCGGCTTAATGCCTACAACAGTGAAGTCCGCTGATGTTTCATCAACGAGACTGTCAGATGTGTATATAGGCTTGCTATCAAGCCATATAAGGTCGCCTTTTTGAACAGGTAGTGTATTCCTATCCGTCAGTAAAATAGCGTCAAAATCAGCAGTATCAAAGCCATATTCCTTACTTTGTGCTTCTCCACCGCTGAAAGCTATATTAGCTTTGAAATTGACCGGCTCTGAAAAACCTGTTTTTTCTTCAAGGACTTTGGGAATTTTATTTCCCTCATCATCAAGATAAGGAATGAAGTTACCCTCTGTATCCGTATATCCCTCATAAAGGATATTGCCGTCATCATCTCTTTCGTAAATAGTTACTGTCTGCCCTTGAAGTGAATACTTCATAGCCTGCTTATTAATGTCAAGCATTGTTCTTTACCTGTTTGTAAATCTGATTAACGCCGGTGCTTGCCATGCCTGACACAATGCCAACTGCTATTGCATCAAGAATGTTGTCTGCCGGATAACCGGGAATTACAAACATTCCAACAATACCGAGTACTCCACCGGCTACACCTACGATAATAGGAATAACATTATCTTTAACCTGTGGTATCTGCTTTGAAGCATATCCGATTAAATAAGTAATTACCATAATAGCAACTACTGTAGGTACTTGTGTAAAGTCCATCAGTTTTTACCTCCTTTGTCTAAGTGAATTTCTTCAATCTCATTTTTCATTTTTGTTATCATGCCATTCCCACCGAGTGCGTGGTATGCGTCATACATCTCGCAAAAATTCTGATACGCATATGAGGGAATTTCGCCAAGTTTCATGTACTTGTCGTGATATTCAATAAGCTGCACTCGTAAAAGCAACATTGTGCCTTTACTGTTAGCATCCTTATCTTTTTTCTGCTGTTTCAGAAGCCAAACTATATAACCAAGTAATATCGGTAACACTATGGTATAAGTTTGTAATAAAAATTCTTTCATTTTATATCTCCTGCAAAATTAATAGGCACACCGCCCACCACCGCTTAATGTGTGCCGCCTGCTATCATAATGCCGACATCAGCAAAATGATAACGCACAATCTTCTTTATAAAACTTTAGCAAAAGGAAATACCCCAACAAACAAACTGTCTCTATTTCTCCAAGTTCTGTTGACACCACCCTCACTTAAAGCAGACATAAAGTTTTCGCCTGCCTGTGAATGGTCATAGACAGTCAAATTAACAATAACACTCTCAAATTTCTTCAAGTCCTCGGTTATCATTTCATCTGTGTAGCTGTCTGGATAATTCCTCTTTGCCTTTACATCTTCTGTAGCCTGTTTAATAAGCTGTTCGATTATTGGATTATCTTCTTTGCTATCGAACACTACCACATCAGATGTTGTTTCATCATCATTTGCGACTGTCTCAATATGAAATTGTTTAAGTCTGATTTTGACCTGTTCTAATGTGGTGTATTCCATAATTTCAGCTCCTATAACCCTAATTTCTCAATTAACAGTTTCTTTAACTCTGATCCTGTAAGTTCTTCTGCGTTGTCTATACCTTGTTCTGTGGCAAAAGCCTGTAAATCAGATGTAGACATACGATTAATGGTTGTCTTGCTATAATCAAAAGAAGCCCCAGAATTGTTATTTTCTGGAACTTCTTGACCTGCGTTATACCATTTGCCGTTATGAATCACTATATATGGATATATCATAATTGCACCCCCTACTCTTCGCTATGAACCTCATATACGAATGTGCTATCCATATTCTCGTATGACGGAAGAACAACCTCGGAAGCAAATGTTGACATCTTCATAGGTGGTCCGTACTCTGTCTTTGTAGCGACTGTGATACCTGTGCCGTATACTGTTACATCTACATCAGCTACCTGTCTTGCAGTTCTTTCTTCCGGTGTAGTGCCGAACCAAGTGCTACCAAGGCTGCCTTCCGGAAGAAGTGTAACCTTGTTATCTGGATAGAAGTAATGATCTTTGCCATCATCACCAGTGTACATTTTATCGTAAAGTACGACAGTGAGCTTTGATCTCTTCTGTACTACTGAAAAAACAGCATCATCATCAACCTCAATAGTTGCCGTAAGGTTCTGCGCAAGGATTGAGTTTCTTATCTGCGCACTATCAAGCAAATACTGGAATGTATTGCTGTTCATAAGTGCATATTTAACAATCTTGCCCTTTTTCTTTAATTCTTTTCTTCCATTGTTAAGGTCTGTAAGTGGCTTTGAATTAGCTGTATCGCTCCACATACTTGTGCCGGACAACTTTACATAATGGTCTTTTGCGTATGATCCATCCTTATCATAATCATAAGCATACTGAACGCCATCGCTTACAATGGCAATTACTGGATGACCTGCATTTGTAGCAAGAAGTGACATTCTCATACGCTCTGGAACAACTTCTGCACCGCTTACAAGATCGTTAGTATCGTCATATACGCTTGACAAAGCGCTTGCAAGGTAAGGATCGTCTGCTGACTGAATACGCTCGATTTCAAGCATTTCCTCTTCACCGACTGTCATTCCCTCACGGAAAAATGCCATCTGTGTTTTTTCCTTGCTTAATCCCCCTCTAGCTCTAATTGTTGGGATTGTGTCAAAGTTGGATGGTGCAAGTGAAACTGGAAGTCCTTTATGCGTCTTAATCCAGCTTAAATCAAGTCCCTGTTTCTTTCTTTCAGGAAACCACTGTAAACCAAGATAAGGTATCTGATTACTAGCGTTTTCTGTTGCTGATAATGCAATAGACTTACTGTCTAATACTTCATTAATTAACATCTGTTTACCTCCTGTTATTATTCAAATACAATCATTGGAAGAGCTGTCTTAACTGCTGCGTCATATGTAACGCCTGAGTGTGCTTCTGCTACCTTTGTGTTGAGATATGCTTTCTTAAGCAGTACGCCCTGTGGTCTGTCCTCTGTTACATCAAACCTTAAGATACCCACTACTGTAGCTGTATTGTCAGCCTTGCCGTTTGCTCCGATTGGAGTACCTGCTTTAACGATCTTCTTGCCCTGTGCGTTTTTAGTTGTTACGCCATCAAAATCAAGTGTCAGTGGGATTGCTTCGTTAGGCTCTCTCTTTAAAATCTGAACATCTCCTGCGTATGAAGTCTTTTCGTACTGCATATTCATTTCCTTTGCCATTTCTTACCTCCTGTTATTGCTGAATGTAATGTGATAAAACGTCATTGTTCTTAGGTGCATTAGATATAAGGCTTTCTGCTATCTTTTCAGCATTTGTCTTATTGTCTGCACCGCCTTTATTGCTGCCGCCGCCCGGAATATCCTGATGTTTAGCAATCTCCTGTTCCTTAGCCTGTGCCGCAGCTGTTTCTTTCTCGGACATAATCTTGCCAAGTTCGGTATAATCAAGACTTCCATCATCTTTAACAACTGTCTTTGCCTGTTCCGCAGTAATCTTGAAATTAGTCATAGCTGCTTCTCTCTGGTCTCTGATAGCATTATTTTTCTGTAAATCCGCTATCTGCTGATTAGCTGTATCTAAGGCTTTATTTGCCTTTTCAAGCTCTGTCAGATTGCCAGCCTGTAAATCATCAAGCTGTTTCTGTAAGTCATCCGCTGTGTCAGCCTTAGCCTTGTAGCCGTCTGCTCTGTCTTTTTCTTTCTTTGTTTCTCCATTGACCTGATTTAGATAATTGCTTACCTGCTCATCTGTCGGCTCTGCTACTCCGATTGAAATAAGATTTTGTTTTGCCTGTTCTCTTGTCATAAATTACCTCCGATTCACTACGCTTTTTTACGTTGGTTGCTCAACTTGTGATTTCTGCTATTTACCGCATAGCTGCAAAATGTATAAAATAAAAGCAGCTACCGATTATTCGATAACTGCCTTATTTTGCTGATTATTGTTAAGTTGATTAACTATCTCTTGCGCTTTCTTTTCTTGCTCTTCCACATCATCAATAGTCTTGTATATATTATCAAGATATGATTTTGATAAAAGGAATGTTTTTTCTGCATCTCCCCATAATCCTACGGTTTTAATGGCTATAAGTGGATGTATACCAGCTTGCAAAAGTAAAAGCAACGTCTGCGCCTTGGTGTACATATTGTCTTGTGGGCTATGATTTATCTGTACATCAAAATCTCTAACCGATAGTTTTAAATCTTCTCCTGCAAGTCTTAGAATATTAAGAACAACTATTGCCAATCGTTTTTCACACGATTTAACAACAGGGTCTTTCAATTTTGCTCTTGTCTTAGAGAAATCCCATCCGTTTCTCAATTGAACCGCCCCTTGCGTATCTCCGCCGGTGTTACTTTGTTTTGTCGGAATGGCTAATATGGATAATGTGTTATCCCACAAATCTTCCTTAGCAACTTGACATTGTGTCTGATTAAGCTCCTGTGTCATAATCTCAACATCTGACTTGTTGTCTTTATTGATAGATTTAACTGTAAGGGCGTGGTTCATTTTCATTTTTTCAAATGTTTCTGGGTCAACTTCACAATTAACAAACTTAACCCAATACTCAACAAACTGCTGTATACTATCCATTCTGTTAGACTGCATATTATTAATAGCATCCAACATACCTATAACAAGCTCAATATCAGATATTCTTTCGTGATTATTGGGAAACTCAACGATAGGAATTTCGCCATATGTGTGTAGTTTTGCTTCAACTACTTTGCTGTCAACAATTCTAAAAGACATTGTGTCGGAAAAAGCCATTTTATACCAGTTTCCATCCTCGTCTTTAAGTTCTTGAACGACAAGCATAGGCTCTTCTGTGCTTTCATTGTAAACAACGTAAGTATTCATTGGCGTAGGTGCTACAATTCTGAATGGTACATCTCCATTTTTAGGTTGAGCCGCTTTGAATGATGTACCTGTTGCCGACTGCCACTCTCCAGCTTTAATGTCTTTCTCTTGCTTATTAGCATCCGTCAAAAAATCATTGAGTATATCAACCGCCTTATTGATAGCTTCATCATCTTTGCGGCTAATAAACTGGATTGGCTCACCATACGTCTGCCCTACCTTGAATTGAACAATTTCATATGCGTGATTCTCAACAATCTTGTTTGTAATATCTTCATTGGTTAGCTTATGCCTGTACAATATTGGTTGGTCGCCCTTGTAGTAATGCCAAAGATACTTGATAACTGGCTTATTCCAATTAAATACACCTATAGTACTTCCAATAACCTTAACAACATTGTTAGCAGTTATTGTATCTACATTTGTGTATGCAATTTTTCTGCCATAACAACCTCTGACAAGATTTTGAAAATGCATTGTATTCATGCGCTACCTCTAATAAAACCTTTTTCCGCTCGCTGATACTCTTGGCGGTATTTCTTTTACTTCAAATGTTTTTGTTTTTGGTCTAAACCATATCCATTTTCTACAGTTTGTGCAAGCTATTTTGTGTAGGCTGTTGTCACTTTTATTTACCCATGTAAGCAGTTTGCCACATCTAGGGCACATTACCGATTGTTTGTCTTTGGGTACAATACTCATATCTATACCTCTTTTATTCACGTAAAAAACCTCACATCGTATGACATGAGGTTTTTGTAGGTGTATTTTATTTATTTTTTACATTGTATACTATAACATATATCCTATAGGACATTCTAGGACATTTGTGGACAACTTTAGATATATTCTTTTCCATATTTTTCCTCAAACTCTTTCAACGCCGCACCATGATAACGATTTATGCTTTTGTATGAATAATTTAATTCAGTAGCTATTTTTTCAAGGCTTTTCCGCTCTATGTATCTCGAAAACAAGATAACATAGCTTAATTCGTTATCAATTCCATCTATCTGCGCAATGATATGGTTTTTTCTGTCAATGAAATCATCTATTAAGGAATCGAGTTTTTCTTCCATTTCTTCTATTTTCACAAACGTTGTGCTCATTTTGTCAAAGTTTGGTGTTGATTGTACTTTTTCTTCATTGCTTACTGCCGACACATTCGCTGCCATTACTCGCAGCTGTTGAATCTCGATTAATTTATTGTTGATCATCCGATTTAATCTACCAATTTGGCTTAAATAATCTTTCGTTGTCATAACTAATACCTCCTAAATGGGTTTATAGCGGCTTCACATTTTGCTACAGTTCCAGTTCTCATTTCGTTTTCGAACAATGCAATGCTGTCTGGTGCATCGTCATGCTTTACTTTTCCGCTTCTTGTCATGGTTGTAAGTTCTTTCATAAATTTATAATATTGGCTCTGCCTGTCCATTTTTTTAAAATCACGAAAATAGTAATCACGAATTACATTATCTCTTGCATTTTCCATCCTTGTGATTTTGTTTGAACAATTAAATTTAAACCTTGCACTACATCTACCGCCCCTATTTTTAACAATATCCATTACATCACGTCCAAAGTACTCTCCTGCACTATTACTTTCAAATGTAACCGTCTTTACGTTGTGCTTAATAAGCATATTGGCACATTCCGGTTTTGTGAACTGCGTTCCGGCATTGTCAAACACTACGTCTACGATATAAACCTCGTTGCCGTATACATAGCCAATCGGCATTGAGCAACTATCTTCTCCCTTATCTGCACTGTCGCAAGCCGCCATAATTGCATCTGGTTCTCGATCAACAGGAAGTTCCTCAAAATAATTAAGTTCATTCTCCGCAAACATTCGCCCTTTTGCTTCAAATGGTTCTTGTTGGAACTCTGCCGCCCACGTTTCTTCTGATACAAGTTTTCGTTCCTTTTGGTAGTAAACGGTTGTGAATATCTTCCGTAATCCCTTTTTATCTTTTCGATAAATTTCCCAATTACTTTCATCTGTGATTGGGTCAAGCGCCGGAATCGCAACCTCTTTCCATCTCCACTCCAATTCATCAGCTTTATTTTGTAAAGCCGTAATCGGGTCATACAGGCTGTATTTTGTTCCTTGTATAATAATAGGTGTTCCCTCTAATCTACGTCCTAATACGTCATCTGTGACTTTTTCACAGAGGAACTCTAGGCGGTCACGATTTCTCGCTTCCTCATGGTTCTTAACGCAGTCATCAATATAGACAAGCACATTTGCTTCGGTGCATCCTACGATTGCTCCATCAATCGGTCTACAGGTAAACGTTGGGAAAATATTCTTGCTTTTAAGGTCGATTGATAGATTCTCAGCACTTTTATAGTCTTTTTCGCCTATTTTTGTTGCTTCCGGGAAAACACTTAAGAATCTATTGTACGTGCTTTCTGTTTCAAAACCTTGCAACAGACCGCCATAAAATCGCTTAACAAGTCCTTCTCCTTTTCCAACACCGAATATACTTCCGTCCGGGTCGCGTCCACCCATCATCTGCGCCAATTTTAGACCGCCTGTTGTTTTTCCGGTTCTTTTTGGTTGCGATACAGACAGAAAATCCAATTTTCCATCATAAATCTCCTGGTATGCTCCGACTACAGGCTGTAGCACTTTTCTTCTCGGGAAATAAAATCTCTTCCACGGATCCTTTTCATCAATTTCAATGTAATAAAAAAAGCTGTCCACAAGATAGGCTGATTCATACATCAAAACATCGTAGAATTGTTGAAGCACTTTGTATGTCGTATCATGTTCCCCGGCATACACTTCTAAGTCTGCAACTCTACCGCCTGTATATTGCTTGACATAGCTTGCTATAAGTTGCTTTGTCCTTGCGGATATTTTTAATCCATAATCAACGTCATGCTCTGTCCTTAAGGCAACCGCTACGGCTTGTATGTATGCATCTATTACCTGTTCATCAACGCCTTTTCTCTGTATGTAATTTTCATATCCATTTACTGCATTGATTAACTGCTTTGAAGCCAAATAAAAAGCACCTCCGCAAAAAGCAGAAGTGCCTTGACCTCTGCCTATAACTGTTTTAGGGTAGCGGCTACAATCAATCTGTAGCCGGTAATATGCGTAGTCAGTAGTAAAAGCTATTCTTAGCACACCAATATTGTACGCACCTCTTAGTGTTTCGGAAATTATTTAAAGACTATTTTCTTGGTCTGAATTGTTATTTATTTTATATCCGCAACGCTTTCCACAAAGCAATTGTAGTAGATATATCTCTTGCCGTTAAAATCAAACTTAACATATCCACCATCGTTTGTGCTAAGGTCAATCTTGCCTTTGTATGTTGCAAGTTCTTTACCATCTGCCGTGTATACAGTAATGGTTCTCTGCATACCACCGTTTGCATCGCTTTTCATGTCTACCACAAATCTGTCCCACGATGCGCATCCGGTCATTCCTAAGCACAATGTCAATCCTAATACAATTGCTATAATTTTCTTCTTCATAAAATCTCCTTTCAATTCATGCATAACACTTTTTCGCAAACATCAATACATTCTTTTCTCTTCTCATCATTGGTACACTTGCCATCTGCATTGTATTGACAAGAAGTCAGATTGCATTTTTTATTTTCATAAGCATTATTTACATTATCAATCCATTCACGAAATGGAACATTATTGATCGTGGCATTGTCTAATGCTTCGTCATCCACTTTTTGTACTATTTCTTGTATTGATATTTTCACAATTTCACTCCCTAAAACATTCTTCCAACGTTCTTCTATCAGCTTCATTATTTGCCTTAATAACCGGCTTTTCTCCCAATGCGGAACAATCTATAGGCTCACCATTTCTACCGCATATTTCGTGTGATTGTGCTTCTCTAAGTGCCTCACGCTCTATTGATTTAATTACTTCTGCCATGCTCATTCCCTTTTTGGCATTCATAAACCGGATATTCTTCTCCTGTTTCTTCATCAAAATCAAAATCTTCATCACAATATTTGCAAATTGAGCAATCTTTCATATCACACCTCAATCAAAGTAAATTTTCGTTTTTTAACAGTCTTTCCGCTATGAAGTGTTCCGTTCATATCTGTGTAGCACCCCATATCAATCGTACTTACCTCACAATCTCCTAAATACACTTGATATTCTTTCCCGGCAATAGAGATAGTTCCAAGTGCATTTTCGTTTTCAAAACTTACATTAAAGCCACTGTAGTCATATGGTGTACCACAATAAGGGCATTTATTAAGTTTTCTGTCAATCGGTGCGCCACAGTTCACGCAATTTGTAATCATTGGTTATCACCACCCAAGGATTTTTTAGTCAGCCGCAAGCGGCTCAATCCAGTTCCCTGTGCTAAGTTTAACCGGTATATTGATTAGCACCTGCATTTCTCTAATAAACGCACTAGGGGTGTACTGGCAACATCGCCAATGGGGAAGAGAGGAATTGAACCTCCAATGTTTACCGCTTGGCGATAGCCCTAAAATTTATCATTGCCACATAAAGGCTATGGCAAGTATCTGACCAAACATGATAGCGATACCAATGAGCCTTGTGGTAACTGTCTCTTTTTCGTTTAATGTGGCACTTGTCATTCCCAATGCAATTAATGCCAGCCATATTGTTGTTGCAATTTTTAAAATAAACATAATTTACACCTCAAAATAAATATTTTTTCAAAAGCTGTTTCAATTCATCTGACTTAGTGTACTTAAGCAGCTGATATTTTTCTTTTGCACTTAGCCGGTATCTCATTTTTGAAATTGCCACATCATCAAATTTTGAAAATGGATTTATTCCATGTTTTGCCAAAATATATAAAAATCTAATCATTGTATCGTTCCTCTATGTTTCATAAATGCTTAGTATTAGGCTTGTTATTAAGGGAAGATAGATATTATTGCTGTCTGTATAAATATCTGTGTCATATATCTCCTTGATGTAATGTTGTATAGGGGCTTTTTATTTTTGTTGGAATTTAAGGCACTAAGTGGGGCGCTTTTTCGGTGTATCTGCAACCCCCACCCCGGTATGCACTGTCTGATCTGTTAACTGCCATTTATTGTGTTATCACTCACTTAATTATGGTGCTAGAATTGTTTCAATTGTTCGTTCAATTTACCTTTTCTGTTTCAACTGTTCGCTAAACAGAAGTTCCACGAATAGTTGACGTTTTAAAAAGCTCTGAAACCCTTGATTTTACTGGGTTTATAATTGTCTTAATTTTTAAAACAATTCTCATGCATTATCAATCACTCTTTTTTGCAAATTATCAGTCAATTCAGCAGGCTTTTGAGCTGTCAAATCTGGCAACTGATCGGCTGTCTGCACTTGCTTCTGCCTGTTGCTGTCGGCTGTGTATGGGCTCGCCCATCCAAACTGGCGGTTAAGCACTGCTATTACTCCGACAGGGTTTTTATTGCCTGTGACAAGCTTGTCTGATAGACTTTCTTCCCTGTACTTTGCAAGTTTTTTGGGGATGTCCGAAGCCGCAGAGCTTAGTTTACTGCCATCTTTCCAGTTATATATTATGCTATCTGGTATTCCAGTTAATGTAGTGTAACCTATAACAGATACTTCTTTATCATACCTCATACATAAGTCATATATATATATATCTAATACTTGCATACATTTATCATAGTCATAACTATTACACGTACTAGGTATTTTATTACCTGTTATATTATAATTAACTGTACTTTTAAGTACTCCACCTTTAAACACATTTTTATAAATAAAATAAAGAGCACTATTCCAAACAGCTTGGCTCTCTTTTTTCATGTCTTTAATGCCGTTTTCTTCACAAAAAATATTAAGTTGTGCCATAATTTCGTTGTCGTAGATTTCAATGTTTTGCTGATCTGCTGTCATTTTCTGCACCTCCTTAAATCTTAAAAAAAATAAAAGCCTGTACACTCTAGCAACTTTTAATCACTAAAGTCATACAGGCTAACCGGCATCCGCATATGGGCGATATAATTAATAACTATATCTGCAACCCTCTAAGTTTTTAAATAGCAAGTATATATATTATTCTCACTGGTTTCGTTGCTCTTACAATAAACCTAAATTGTAAAAAAGTCAATACATAAATTTTAAAATATTAAATATTCAATAGCTATCTAACTATCTAATTAATTAATCATATATATAATTATCAGGTATTTAATATTTTATATATTAACTTATATTTTTATAACTAACTCTATTTTATTGTTTGTATATTAAAAATATAAAAAGAGTATTATATATAATAATATATACAGATAACAGATGTTTACCTACTGTATATATACCCTATCGATAGGGTATCTTAAATCTTTGCAATATCATGTATTTTTTATCCGCTCAATGGCTTTTATCGTGGCAAATTATCCTTGATTAATCATTAAAAAGAGCCGCCCAATAATATGGACAGCTCTATTCTGTATACCTAATTATTTTTATGAGATTATCTCATAAACAAGTGTATTTATACGTTTTTCCATTTCGTAAAAATCACAGGTCTCATTTTCTTTATAATCCGGCATTAGCTTATAATCCTCAAACTCTTTTGTCGTTCTTGCCTGCCCCATAACAGTCATAAAATGCATCCGTGAGCTTTCCAAGCTGTTCCGGTGTCAACTCTTCTATTAGTTCTCTCGGAATCCATTTAAAAGCTCCTCGGAATGTTCTTCCAAAGCATCCAACTTTTGAAGCTTTCTTGATCTGTTCAAGCTTATACATTTCCCCAAGCTCTTTTGTTGTGATTTCTCCGGATTTAACAGCCTTTTTTCCCTCGGCTGTCAAGATTTCCATAAGGTCCTCTTTCTTTACTAATCCGATCCCTTTAACTTTTATATCACTTCCATCATTTTCTTTTTCCAATTCATTTATCAATTTTGGAACGTATACAACGATAGTTTTATTTTTTGCGTCATAACTTCCTGCCTTTGTTGTACATTCGGAATAGTTCTCTTTGTATTCCCCGTATAACATCTCTACTTCCATACAGTTTAACTTCTTCTCTTCTTCCTTCATGTCTTTGTAGCAGTCTGGGCATAGACAGTTCTTTTCGTAAAAAGAGATCTTTCTTTCTCTGTCCGCTGTCTTTCCAAAGAGTTCGACTGTGCCTGTATGTCCGCAGGCAAATTTTACATCATATTTCATATTTGATTTCCCCCTATCAAATCAAATTCTTTTTCAACTGGAACGTCTTTACCATTCCATGTTTTTTCGGCACCTCGAAGAAAGAACGACCAAAAAATTTTATCTGAAAGTTCGGAATTGAGTTCTTCTTTTTCGATTGGCTTTCGCTCCGCTAATTGAGAATCAAGTAGCTTATTAATGCCGTCAAGAGCAATACTTCTGTCATAACCTAGATCTGTAATTTTTTCTAAAAGTTCCAAAGTTGTCATATCTATTCCTCCTCTTCAAATGTCTTTGGCTTGCTATATTCGGCTCTGTTATCTGCGTCAACTATTCTGTATTTCATACTCTTTATACCTCCTTTAAATCAAAACTACCTACTTTTTCACAAGCATTTTCCCACTCGTTGAATTGCTCGAGTGTAAGCTTATTTCCTTGGCGGTCGCATTCTCCAACTTTGAGCGCTGACCACTCGCCGCTATTCCTAGCAATTTCGTATACAGTGTTGTTACTGTATACCCTCGTGAAATTTTTACTTTTTTCATATTTCCCTGATACTCTCATTATTTTTCTCCTCCTAAATTATTTTAAAATGATAGAAACAACACCATGATTGAGTCCTTGCTTCCAGCTCTCAACCTCTTCATTTAAATAATTTGGATGTACTATCCCATCCAAAAAATCGCCATACTCAAAGCTTGTATGGTCTTTGTGGGCATTGTTGTACACTAAAACAGGTGTACATTTTTCTGAACAATATACTTTCTCTAAAACGTTTTTGACTGTCATAATATTTCTCCTTTCGTGATTACCTCTTTACTATAATCATATTGTATTCTAATATTAGAATAATGTCAATAGGTTTTTAATAATATTTTATTTTTTCTTCATCCGTTGGCACAATCTCCACTAGATCGCCCGGCTGGCACTTGCACATAATACATATTTTATTAAGCGTTTCTAGTGTGATACTCTTTCCGGCTTTTATATTCTGTGCGGTTTGCGCCGGCAAAAGCCTTTCTTTCTGTATGCGTGCCTGATTATATCCATGCTCTTTTAATAATGTAAAAATGTCTGCTTTGTATTTTATCATTTACTCTTCCTCCTTATATAAAGATAGTATCATTTGCGTATCAATATGTCAATTAAAAATATTCTAATTTTTGAATAAAAAGTTGTTGACTTTATTCTAATATTAGAATATAATACAAGTATCAAATGATGTACGAAAGTGAGGTAACAATATGAAAGATTATACAAAGTTTATGAAATGGGCGGTTGTTTACGTAACCGACAGAAAAGAACAGGACGACAGAAAGAGCAAAGTTAATGTTGAAGCACTTTTTAGTTCTCCAGTACAGGCGGAGGATAATTATATCATCCACAACCCAGAAATTAAGCGTTATATTCTCAATGTTGATGATTTAGAAGAGTTTGAAACAGTATACAATCAATTTCAAGATTTAAGGGAAAAATATGGAGAATATGCAATTTTCCACGTTAAAGACCTTAATTTTAGTTGTGATAAGGAAAACAAATGGCGTGAGATATTAGAAGTATATACAAGTATTGATTTTTAGCCGAAACGCTCCGGTTTGGAGCGTCAGCCGCGGGATGGTCTCCCGGCTCTGATGATGGCAGACCGCACAATGAAAGGATGGTTGATACTATGAGAACAATTAAATTACAAGGAATACACACACCACAAAAAGCAATTCCGGCGGCAGAATTAAAGCCGGGAATGGTTACAGTTTGGAATTTTGGTTACACTTCCACAGTTAAAAGCGTAGAGCCTACCAAGAGCGGAAAAAGCGTTAAATGCGTTATTATTTCCAACGAAAGCGGAAACGAACACACTAGAACAATGCGAGCTGATAGGCTTGTAGGAGTTAAAGAGGAAGAGCCAAAAATCCAATTGATAAGGCACTTGCAAGCAGGCAAAAAACATATAGTGGAATATATAGCGATGTCGGCACAGCATTAGACACTTTTAGTACTTCGGAGCTTGCAGAGTATTATATACAACGTTTTGGTGGTAGCGCATTGCGTTATTTCCTCGAGCAAGGAATAATTTCCGCAGAAATTAGCAAAGAAAAAGAAGCGATATAATAGCAAGGTTGGCACGCTTCCGGGGTTCGATTCCCCGGCTTGCTTTACCGGAATGACCGGGAAATTTTAAAAATATGGAGGAATTATGAGTATGGAAAAGCTGAAAAGATTACAGAAAAAGTTGTCTGCATCTGGATATAATGCAGAATTTATTACGGTTTACAACCGCAACGGATCCGGTGAAAACGTTCCGGCATTGCGTATAAGCACAGACTACGAAGGACAGTACCCGCCGAAAGAGACATACACGGCTATAAGCGATATTAAAAAGCTATGTAAAAATCATGTAACAGAATGCCGCGGATTTTACACCGCCATATTTATTTATTAACTAACCGCCGCAGAGGATGCCAGCCGGACCGATACCGGCGGCGGTTTTTCCTATAAGGAATAATATTAAAATACGGAGGAAATAAAAAATGACAAAAGAATATCAGAAAATGCTTGGCAATCTGCCCTACAAATCGCTTGAAGCGGCAGAAAAAGCATTAAAAAGCCGCTATGATGTAGACATAAGCACGTTAAAAAGTGCCGATTACAATAAACTGATACATGGTGTACAATACAGCATATCAAATATTTTTCTGACACTTTCGGAAAGTGCATCCTGCGAAGAGGTTTTGAAAGAATTAGGCAACAAAAAATACCGCACAGAAGCCTTTGAGCGGTATTTAAGGCATGAAAGTTTTATGTCGATATTTATGCGGTTGTGATTATAGAGTGGTACTCGTACCACTCTTTTTAACGTATATGAATTGACATATTGATACAAACTGGTGTATGCTATAAGTGTTTAACTTTGTATGTCCTTTATGTTGTATAAATGTTTACCAAAATCGTAAAAATATCTACAAAAATAGCAAAATGAAGTGATCTGGCAAAATTCCTTAAATTTTCGTGAATTGTCAGAAAACTTTAGTTTATTAAAGCGGCGGTCACGTTCTTTACACGTTCTCTACAAGTTTTTCCAAAAATTTATTTTTAAAATTTTCAGATTTAAATTGCCCTATTTTAGGGGGTAGGGGGGTTCTTTTTCTGCTAGAAATTTTTTGCGGTGCAAAAGTTTTGTTCCGTAAAAATCAGCGATTTAGCTGTATAACTGGACTGCTTCAATTCTTTTATTAACTTTTCCTTAGTCATTCCCGGATTAGTCCTTTGTATATATTCCAGTAATTCATTTAATTTATCCATAGTATCTATCACTCCTAACTGCTCCAAGTACCATATCAACAATGTCAAATACTTCATCTCCATAAGTTGCTACAAAATCGCACAATATCTCTTCCTGCTCAATTGGTAAATACACATCATAGGACATACAGATTGCGTGGCATACTTCATGTATCAACACCTTGCGTTCCATGTGTCCATGTAAAGCATTTGACAGATAAATTGTGTGTGTATTTCTATCTGTTACACCCAAGCTGATTGTGTTGTTAGACCGCCTTAATTCGCTTGAATTTGAATTTTTATATTGTACTTGCCACATTGTGCCATTAATTGTAAAAATCATCTGTATACCTCTTTTCTACGCATAATAAAAACCACCAACTGAATATCAGCTAGTGGTTTTTAAATTCAACGCTTTTTACTTGATTCAAGCTTTATGAGATCATTCAAAAATTCTTCTGCAAGTCTGCTAAGTTCTGGGAAATAGTCTATCATATCCATAGGATATACTGGTTTGTACCCTCTCTCATTCTCATAAATTTTCTCTGCGGCTGTCAAGTCGTATTCCTCTCCTACACGCATAAGTATGTGATGATATAAAACTGACAACGTTGTATTAGCCATATCACACAGCTTATTTATTTTACGTCTATTTCTTATATAAAAACTTGGATTTCTCGGTACTGGTGTACTGCTTGTATGATATACAGGCAATTCTAAAGGCTCCGCTTGAAGTACCGGCTTTTCCTGCTCCTTAACTTTGAAGTATGTGTTTACAAGCTGTCTTTGTACTTGCCATGATAAATCATCTGTAAATGCCTTAACTATCATTAAATAACCGCTTTCCGTAAGTAAATAAGTTGTAAGATTAGGATTTCCTTTTATTTTTTCATTAGGGGAATATCGTTCCCCTAATTCTTTTCTTGTCATTTCAAAATAATCTTCGCCTAATATAAAATGCTGTTTGTGTTTTTGAAAAGCCTTCTTTGCAGTATCTGTTTTCTTTCCGTGTATTCTGTCAATATCTTTCATGGTAACAACTCTCTGCCCATTATACTCACGGATTGCAAGCTCTGTGTTCTCAATTTTTACAAGCTCTGCCATTATGCAACACCTACCTTTCCTTTTGAGGTAAGCTCATAGCCGCCCACGACACGCCTTACGCTCTTGTCATTCATAGTGGCGGCAAAAGCTGCGATACTGTCTAAGTACTTCTCATTATCGCAATCTAAAGCAATCTGCATAATAATTTTTCTTAACTGTTCTTTTCTACACTCGCAAAGCAGTCTCATGTTTTCCTCGTCTACCTTGTCAAATTCTTCTCTCCATTTAATTCTTGCCATATCATACCATTCCTTTCTGAAAACAATCTTGAATTTTCCGAAAGAAACTGATAGAATAAATTTATCAATCTCTTTCGGATTGTGTTTCGAGTAGTCAATTACCGCCAAGTAATGTTTGACTACTCTTTTTTGCTACCCTTAAGTTCTTTTTCAACCAACCCTATGCCTTTCATGATGGTATCAGTTCTTGTTAATTCCAATTTATCAGCACATTTTTGAATACGATTAGCTTCATCTTTTGTTATTCTGATATTAAGATTAACATTTCTAGGGTTTTCCTTATGTGGTCTTCCTGCCGGACTGATGATAATCACTTCCTTTCAATTATTGCCCTTGCAATATTTATATCATTATAATAACTGCACGTGCATTAATTGTCAAGTACTTTTTGAAAGAATTTTAAACTTACAAATCACTAGCCGATATTCAGTTATCAATGTACTTTTAAAAGGCTATGAATATTGCTACTCATAGCCCTGAAATTTACAGTTTAGAAACAAGTGTACTAAGTTTGGTGCGCATAAGATTGCGCTCTTCTGCTGTCATATCGCCAATAAGCTGTGTAATATCGCCGCCAAGTTCCTTGATATAGCCGTCAAGGGCTTTCATCTTATGTTCCTTGTCCTCCGGCGTGTTGTTTTTATGCATTTCCTTAGTCTCTGTATAGTTTCTCTTTGCCCTGTCATAGCCGCTTTCAATCGTATGTGATGAGCCGTTGTCTGATACAACAGGCTCTGTATAATACATTCGCCCCATGTCCTTGTCCATGTCACGCATATATTCAGGATCGTTGTAGTTTATCGGCATATGATAATATGGTGGTTCTTCATATCCCCTGCGGTATGTTCCTTTACCTTTAGGGGCAAATCTGCCATTAGCATAGCGATAGTGGTCGTAGTATCTTCTACCACTTTCTTCGCCATATTCTGCCTTAAGGCTTCTTAAGAGTTCTTTGTCGTACTCTTCTTCCTCTTCATCAGCCTTTTTCATAGCCTTGGAAATTATTGAATGATACTCGGCTTCTGCAAGGTCTTTAATCATATCCACGACTTCGCCCATTTCGGAAGTGTCAACATTCTCAATGCCCTTTTCAAACTCATTGACGGCTTTTTCTGTAAGGCACTCCTGCATTTTGTGTATTCTTTCAATGTGCATCTTCTCACCCCCTACGCTTCACGAACAGCAATTAAGTTACTATTCTGCACTTCAATAGCCTGTGTAGACGTATTCTGCACTGCTACAGTACTGCAACAGCCGCAAGGTACATCAACGTATGCCTGAGCCGAAACGTTAAATAAATTTTCAACAGCGGCAGGTGTAACGACCATTCGTGTTGACTGTAAAGGCTCTCCGTCTACTGCAATGGCAAGTGATATCTCTCCAACTGTACCGCCTGTAGGTATCTGAATGTTGCCGCTATAAGATACTAAAAATCTTGCTCTACACTGATTTGTAATACCTCTTAACTTAATGATTCCGCTTCCCTGTCTGTGTACGATACATTTTGTTCCGTTTACTGCCGTTTCTGTGAATGCAACATCTTCTCCGGCGGCAACTGTTTGTAATGCAATTCCTGTTATTTCCATTATCTTTACCTCTCTTTCATAAAAATAAGGGCAAACATTATAGCCTGCCCTTTGTGTTTGTAAGTAATACTGCTTAGCAGACATAATCGAGTTAAACTCAATTAAGATACTCAATTATTCAGTTTTAGCAATTACAGCCGGTGTTGCAACCGCATCCATATGCATAACCATAAAGGTTAGAAGCTGGGAACGATGGAACCGGTGTAGGTCTTACTGCGTCAATGATCTGATTTGTCTGTGCGCTCATTGCGGAAGTCAGAAGTGCATTTTGTCTATCCTGTGAAGCGGCTCTGCGTAAATCGTTATTCTCTGCCTGTAAGGTTGCAATCTTGTCATTTGTCAGGAAGTCAAGAATTGCTCTTGTTCCTGCCTGCTGGCTGTCAATAATATCTCTTGTATTGTTGTTCATTGTGTTCTGCAAAGCGCAAGTGTTAGTTGCCATGTTGTAGTTTACACCCTGAATGGCTTCTCTCGTCTCACAGCAACAGTTAGCAAGCTGTGACTGTAAAGCGTTGGTATTTTGCATATTAGCGACTGTATCAGCGTTAATAGCCTGCTGTATGCCATAGCCCGTCTGCATGATATTTGTGTTAATACCATTAAAGCCTGTGAGCATACTGTTGTTCATGGCATAAAAGCCGTCACATAAGCCGTTTGAAATGCCATCAAGTTTTGACACAACAGCCTGATTATCAAAACCTCTCTGAATCTCACTGCCGACACCGCCATTCATTCCGTTTCCTCCGAATCCGTTGCCGAATCCACCCCATCCGAAGATAGCGAAGATAACGATAATGAACCATAACCATGAGCCTTCTGCGCCCCATCCGTTGTTATTTCCGTTTCCGTCAATGTTCGCAACAAGCGGAACGGATGCACAATTACCTGTGTTAAACATAGAATTTACCTCCATAATTCATTTTTATATACATAATCTTGCAAGAATTAGTATCACATTCCTAATTGACTTTTAAACGACTCAAAAGCCTTATCTGCGTCAATTCCCTTTTCTTTGCACAAATTCCTAGCCATCTGCTCTATGCCCTTGGAATCTCCATTTTGTGCCATCTGCATAGCATTTCTAGCCATTGGATTGCTCATCACACTGTTATTTCCCGCTATTTGCTGTAAAAGCTGTTGTGGGTTTTTCATGCCTTGTAACATCTGCATAGGATTCATTAAGACTCACTCTCCTTTTGTGTTCGTGAAGTTTTTCTTTGTGTTCCTAAAGATTTATCAAATCTATCTTCTAACTGCCCTATCTTCTCTGATAACTCTTCAAACTTATTTAAGAATAGCTGTGTGCTTTCGTCTGATAGGGTAAATTTAGCGTTTTCTGCATTAACCATAGAATTTACCGCCTGATTATCTTTAGGGGCTGTATAAGGTTTATACACAATCGTGTTAATAGTTCCGTCAGCATTCCAACCTTTAACATAAATCTCCGACATATCCTGCTTTGGGAAAAATGCCATTGAGCCATCCATAGGCACTTCATTTGCATTAATATTTTCAACTGCCTGTACTACCCTGCCATTAATTCCTGCTATCTGCTGTGGCATAGGCTGCTGATTCATCTGCATAGGCTGTTGCTGTAAGCTCTGCTGATAACTTTGTAAAAAATTCATTCTATCCATATATGGATTTTGAGATTGTATATAAGGATTATTCATCATAGGTGCCTGATAAGGATTGTTCATCTTCTTTGTCCTCCAAAACTTCCTCTATCGCTTTAATGACAAGAGATAATGTCATTAGGTCGATTTTTTGTAACTCGCTTTTAGCAAATATTTGTTCTCTCACATCATCGTCAAACATAACATCATCTCCTTATGCCTAAATTGTGGCATAAAAAAAGAGAAGAATATTTCCATGTTCTTCTCTAATTATTGCCACGCATAAGGTTTTTCCTATGTACCATTCATGTACCAATATTGTACCATTTTTTATTTATTTATGTGAATATATAACAAATTATATAAAATTAAGTTTTCATGTGAAATGCTGTAAAATTGAGGTACGTTGTAGTTTATAAGGATATAACAAACTATGTTAAATACTCCTCATGACAACAATACCAAGTTTCATTTTTGATTTTACCTGTTCAAAAACCCCTTATTTTAGGGATTTTTGCCTTTCTATTTTTGATTTATGTACCAATTCTGTACCAATTTATTTGAATATACTATATTTTGATTATTTTATATTACTTTGAGTGCTTCTGCTACTCTGTCCATTTCTAAGTTCTTTTGTTCGTCTGTCGTGTGAACATAAAGATTCATCGTGATACCTATGTTTGAGTGTCCTAGGATTGTCTGCAAGGTTTTGGGTGTCATACCAGCTTCAATACATCTTGTTGCGAATGTGTGTCTTAATACGTGCATTGAGAATCTCGGTATGTGCGCTCTATCACACGCTTTGTAAATCCCAGTATCATATGTGCTATTTTTCACAGGTGCCCCGGTCTTACACAAAAACACTATGTCTCTCCATTGAATATCAATACATTTGAGCGAAGCGTTTTTGAGTTTCTGTAATTTCAACAAAGATATTGCTTCATCAGTGAGTGGAATTGTCCTATATCCTGATTTACTTTTAGGCGGTCCCTCTCTCCATTCGCCTGTTGAATGTCTATACTCTAAGCTCCTGACTATGCTTATGGTCTTGGCTTTAAAGTCTACATCTTTCCATTTAAGCCCCACAAGTTCGCCTGTTCTTAGTCCGGTCTGCAAGACAAATCTGTATTGATACTCGTATGATGTATCTTTGATAGCTTCGCAGAATTTTTTCTGATTTTCTATCGTTAGTGTTTCTTTCTTTGAGGACTCCTTGCCGATGTCGGATTTTACCATGCGGTTGCACGGATTTTTTGGGATGATCTCGCTTTGATATGCATAATCAAGCATATTATATAGTGCTATGCGTGTCTGATATATTGTTGCTGTTCTGTAATCCTCGTCAGCCATATTAGTCATTATCTTTTGGCAGTGGAGCGTATTAACTTCTCGCAGTATCTTATTTCCGATAACAGGCTTTATATTGCGATTGTATCTCTCGGTGTAGTTCCTTAGTGTGTTTGGTCTTACTGTGCGCTTCTTAACGCTTATCCAGTAGTCAAACCATGCGTCAACCAACATATCAGACGGAAAATCAGGATTGCTATGCTCATCAGTGTACTGCTCATCAGCAAGCCACTTTTTGCACTCTTGTAGTTTTGCAAATAATTTCTGTACTCGCTTTCCATTCCTCGTTGTGTATCTGCCGACATAGTACTTGTCTTTTCTTTGACTAATGCCCCTACCTAGCTCTTTACCTTTCAAGTCCTTTCCCATATTAAATTTTCGCTCCTTTCACTTATGGAAAAAGCCTTATGCAATTTATTATAATATCACATAAGGCTGCATAAGTCCACATTTGATTATATTTCTATCGTCTCTGCGATATACTTTTCAAACTCTTTTCGCTTGATTAACCGCCTTTTTCCGACATACATAACAAACTGGCACCTTGGATTGTTTGTTATTTCTCGGAGTTTATTAACTCCTATGTTGCTGTATTCCGCAGCTTCATCAATCGTCAGTGTTACTTTTTCCCATATAGGCACTTTATTAATCATCGCCCGACTCCTTTCTATCTTGTCTTTAATGTCTGACACTCTCCGGGAAGTGGTTGTTTTTGAGATTAAAAGTCTTTGTGATACCTCTTCAAGGCTTTTATCAGCAACTAACAACTTAAAAACTTCCGCTTCCTCTTCTGTAAAATTGGCATTTTTTAAAATCTCTTCAAGTTCCGGCTTTGTAAGTTGTGAAAACTTCATAAGCCTATCTCCTGTTATTTTTGTTTTTTATACATACTGTGTATGCAAGTTTTATAATATTTGCACTTATCTGTACATTTTGCGCCCACAAATTTACATTTATGTGGCGCATCGCTTATTATTTTTTCTTTCATTTGTACCTCACTTTTTGCCATAATCCGGCATATGCTTAAAACTTTCATATGCTTTCTTATTTCTGTGCGTTTCGCAATAGCTATTTATTGTGTTTTGCCTGTATTTATTTAATCGCCGGCTTTGCAAGTCACTGTTTACATTTCTTTGCATTATACCGCCACCCCCTTGTCAATATCCCAATGCTCGTCTTCGATAAATATTTGTTTAATTATTCTGTCATTGAGATAACCTTTGGCGTATGAATCAATAAATTTCTTTGACCATTTCATAAATTCATCAATCTTGGTATGACTAAATCTGTAATTATCATGCAGTACCGGAATAACCAAGTACATTGTAGAAGCTAACGCACTCTCAATGTTAAAATCCGCTCCCAGTACTGCCTTATTTTTCCTCAAGTCTGCCAAAAATAGCTTCTGTGACATTGGGATAGATTTAACCCATCCGCAGACATCAATGTTTCTTTTTGAACAATAATTCATTAAATCTCTGCTTGTCAGTTCTTTACTGTCGCTCTGCCACAATTTTCGTCTCTCAATAACCTTGTTGTAAAAATTAGTTACTTGTTTGAATGTAAAATCAAACTTGTCATACAAGATATTGATATAGATATATCCCATGTGATTAGCTATGTTATCTCCTAATCTTGCTCTTGCTAAAGCTTTCCTATATGCCTGTTGCTGTGCTTTACTACATCTATAATTCTTCATATCCGCACCTCGTCTTTAGTGAATTTTATATCCCACTAACCGATTATCTTTTCGCCACCACTCATTGTCGTGAGTTTTGCCCTGCGCTTTATTTCTAAAAGCATCGGCACATTTCTTGCAACATTTACCCTTTTCGTCCGTCAAAGGCTCGCCACAGAAGTAACATAGCCTGTTTTCAATACGCCGTTCTTTTTCGTTCTGCTTATCAAATGTTTTCTGACGATGGATCAAGGCATCGTAATCAAGGCATATCTGACACTTGGTTTTTCCACTGATAGCTTTCCTCTTGCCACATCGGGTACATACCCCATTTGCTTTTCTTTCTGCATATACGTTTTTCTTTTTGCTTCGAGAGCGTATATTCCGACTTATTCTTCTGTCTTCACTAATTGGATGTTTTGCTCTGTATTCTTGTTGTTTCATTTTGCAGTCCAAACACATCTTTTCATCGCCAAAAAGTTTATTTTTGCCACATTCGGGGCAGAGATTATGTTCTCTGTAAAACTCTCTGTTTTTTCGCCTGTAGTCTCTTTCTTTCTGCTGACAAGCTGTACAGTAACAGCCAACTCTGTCAAGTGGTTTTTGACATCTGACACATAGTCCGTTTTCCTTTAGGGCATGATAGCGATCTCGAAAATAATGTTCCGGTCTTGACATTTTATGTTCGACCTCCTATCTGTTTAACACGTTCCTTAATTTCTTTTGGCATTGGAATGCCTTTAATCGGCTTATTTTGGCTTTTATTATCTTCAAGTGATAATTTAATCGTCTCACGATTTTTAGCACCGATTTGAGCCGAATATGAGGTCTTATTAACATCCTCAATCAATGTCCGCACGTCTGCCGGCATTTTTTTGATTTCATTCTCACGATCAACAACTGCCCTGTAAGTCTTTATAAAGTTCGACTGTACTACATTTTCAATGCTGTTCGTGTCTGTCTGTGACCAATTCCGCAAGTTGTCCGGGCTTCCTACTGCTTTCTGTACCAGTGGTGGTAAATTGTTAAATTCTTCAACTGCACCATAATAGCCATTTCGCAATGCCTTGCTGACAAGTGACCATGCTTCCATTTCGTTAAGCTCCTGCGGATTCTGGATTGCGTGAAGCTTATCAAGTAACTGTCCGATACTCGGTGCAAAACCGCTTGTATCGGTTGTTATGTATGCTTTAAATGCCGCCATGACAACATTATTATCATACTCGCTCAAACACATGAGCCATGCATTTACCGCCGCTTCTCTGCTTGGTGGATTGTAGTTAGGATATACAGCCTGTGTCATGGCAAGTAATTGTTTTACTTCTTTTTCTGTCATAAGCTACAACCCCCAACCGCTTAAAAATTCTTTTGTGCTATCTTTCCGTTTAATCTGCTGATTCAGATAGCTTTCAAATTTAGCTCCGAACAAAGTATCGGGTCTTAAGTACTTCTCCTGTTCTGTTCCAAGCCATTCATCAGCTTTTTTGCTGATAACTGTATAAAAATCCTGTTCTGTATATCCCTCATTGAGCCTTGCATTTATGTGCTTCTTTGTATTAGGAGTATTATATCTATATCTTGTATTACATTTATTATTTAGATAGTTAATAATATTTATATATATCTCTTTATTTTTATTATTATCTATATTATTAATAACAGTATCAGATACAGATACAGAATCAGTATCAGAATCAGAAACAGATGTCTCCATAGGGTATTCATATGGTATATTCAAAGTGTTATTTCTAACACTCTCAACAGTATCAAAAATATATTTTTTAAAGCTTTCGTTCTTGATGTATTTTGCTACGTTGCATACCCCTGTAAGTACTTTGTTTGACTTACTCCAATTGTACTTATACCAATTCAGCACAAGCACTTCCTTTGTACTTGGGCTAAACTTAATGACACCATGTACCTTGTCAAATCTTTCAAGTAATCTTATAACTGTCTCTTTGTTATAGCCTGTATCGTCCGACATACTCTTATAACTTATTTCATAGCAACCACATAAGTTTGTCTGCGGATTCGTCAGCAGATACAAGTAAAAATACTTATCCTCTGGGGTAAAATCATCTAGGATTTTATTGTCCGTCCAAAATGACAACTGGACATTTCTGTATATTGCCATATCATCATCTCCTATTTTCTTCAAGTTCCGTCTTGATGTATTTTAATCAGCTTGAGGGCAATTTATTCTGAACAAGTTCCGCTCCTGCTTATACTTAATCCAACTGTCAATGTCCTCATCTGTAATCTCAAATACTTGTTTCAAAATCTCAATGCAAATTAATACATCAGCCATTTCCTCGACAAGGTTGTTTCTATCGTCCTCACCTCGTATCTCTTTACTGATTGCCTGTGTAAGCTCTGATAATTCTTCCATGCATACCACAAGTTGCATTCCGTTTCCATATGTATTAAGGCTTCTTGAGACTATTTCTTTGTTAATGTTGACTTCCATCTTCTCACCTCACTAAATCAAGTAAAATATGTATTTCCTGCTTTGTTTCATCTTTCATACTGTATTTTCTTGCTTTATATTCAGATTTTTAAACATAGCGCACATAACATCTACGACAATACTGTTTCCAAATTGCTTATACAACTGCGTATTGCTGTTTACTGCTGCCATTTTGTCAATATCTTCATCAGATACACCCATCAGCCGTCCACACTCTCTCGGCGTTAGCTTTCTGATACGATATTGCGTGGCAATATGGCTATTTGCATATCCGTGTGTGCCAGCTACAAGATTGGCCGATATGCCATTATCGGAAATAACTGTACCGCATTGAGAACCATTGCTTGATATTTGACCGACTTTTTCAATAACGGCATTATCTGCATTAAACCCAGTCATATTGCTGCGTTCGTAACCACTCAAAATTGTACTTGTAATGTCATTCTGTTTGCCTTTAGTGGATATGCCTTGTTTTTCAAGGACCAGGTTATCTTTCTGCACACTCGTCAAGCAATTACTTGTGCCTTGCATATTCACCTCTAATCTCTGCTCTGTTGGGTTTCCCACAGTTCTATCTGACGGATTATCAGGATTTCTGCCACGCATAGCGACTATGCACATATTGTCTTTGTGTGCACCTATCCCTTTGTAATACCGTGATGTTACTGTACTTGCTGTTGGTGTATCGACATCACATATTTGGGCATTATCTAAGCTGTCCAAATGTCCTTCCGGCATTTTATTCAATTTGCACGGAATTTGCTCTTCAAGAATTTTCGGCTCTTGATTGCCATCTTGTATTGTGCTCAATGTTGGACTCCCATCATCATAAATTCTGTTGGTACTCTCAAATATTGCTTCAAGAGAACCTATTACATTTACATCTGTTATTACTTCAATCACTCCGCTACTTGTTTTATTGGATCTTAGGGTAGGACAAATTCCCTCCCTAAGTACCTTTTCGCCACCGAATTTTTCACTTTCAAAAAGCACTATTCCGATAGCGTCTGTTAATTTTTCCATTCAATTACTCCATTACTTCCATAATTATCAAGGCCTTTATAATCTCTTGCCCTAAGAGTTACGGCTACATCAATCTGTTTGTCTGCCGTCTCTCCCATATCCTTTAACAACCAAGTTTCCAACTTGTTGTTGGTTTGATCTCTCTGTTGTGGCTTATTGATTGTTCCGTCAACGCATGTCTGTCTGTCAAGATTGTGTTGTGGTAAGGTGCCGTTGTCAATAAGCTGTTTTATCAGCTTGTCAGCCTTTTCATTGTTGATGTAATACTTTTCATCTACATTATCCTCAAGATAGTCTTTCAACTTCTTTTTGAGTGGTATAGGCTGCGGAAAATGGTAATTGTACTCACCCAGAAATGAAAACATAAAACATCTTTCACGATTTTGTGCTACACCATAATTTTTAGCATTTAAGTCTTGATAGTAATTTGTGTAACCCAGGCCTTCAAGGAAGTCTAACCACTTTCTAAAATCAGGCATATTATCTTGACTATGCACCTGTGGCACATTCTCCATGAATAAAATCTGTGGCAATTCTCCGCTGCTGCCTTTGATTTCTTTCAGTATTCTTTCAACTTCCCATAACAGACCGCTTCTTGTGCCACTGCCCTTAGACATTCCGGCTTGCTTTCCGGCAACTGATAAATCTGTACAAGGGAATGAGTAAGTAAGTATGTATGTAAATGTATCTGTGTCGCAAATATTCAAATCTTCTGCATGGATCTTGGTTATATCCATTGTAGGAAAATCCGTACCATGCACTGCGTTATAGCTTGTAATAGCGTACTTATCAAACTCCACAACTCTGTAATGTTCAAATTTAGCACCTATTCTCTTTAGCGCCATTGCCTGACTTCCGTAGCCGGCAAATAGTTCTATCAATCGTATAGGCTTTGTTATGTTGATCGGTTCTCTTGTGAAGTCAAATAAAGACATTTGTATTAAATCTTCCATATCTCACCTCTACATAAAGTCTTCAATATTCATCTGCCTTATACAAGGCTCTCCGATAAAAAATCTTCAATGCTCATTTGTCCTACTGGACAATTCATTTTGTCAGCATTTGCGGCAATTTCAAGGTTTGCAACTGCCTGTTTGTAATAGCTTTCCTTAAGTTCAAATCCTATGCCGCGTCTGCCGAGTGTAACAGCCACATATGGACTGCTGCCGATTCCGGCAAATGGGTCTAATACAATGTCGTTCGGATTCGTCCACAGTTCGATGCATCTCTGAATCACTTCGAGCTGCAAAGGACAAATGTGACGCTCGTCCTTTTCTGCTCTTGCCGATTTTTTCTGCAATGTGTCAGACTGTCTTATATCCATCCATACTGGACTTGCGTAATTCCGCCATACATCAACCGGAAATGTTTCATGCGTATGCGACACTCTTTCCGGATTTTCTCCCGGCTTGCGCATTGTAACGATATAATCCGGTATTCCCTGTCGATTCATTGTACTGTCTTTTCTAATCTGCTTATGTAATAACCCTAAAGCCTTTGTCCTATGCATCTCAGTAACCGGATTTTTCCAAATCGTAACCTTGCTGTGATAAATAAATCCGCAATCTTCAAAAATCTGTCTGCAAAGTGCCGGAAAGTCTTTAAGACCAATAACTCCGTCTCTTTCTTTCATGAGTGGCAAATCCATGCAATGAAATGAAAGTAATCTGCCCGGCATTGTAACTCTGTAAAGTTCCTTTGCAAGAAATTTGAAATGATCGTAAAACTCTGTATCTCCCTTGCAGTTCCCCATGTCCCTGTCGCTGTTAGAATATGTATACAGGCTTGCAAATGGCGGACTGAAAATTGTGTAGTGAATGCTGTTATCTGGGATATTTTTTATAAGTTCCACACTGTCTCCGTTATAAATTGCATACTGTTTTTCAATTGTCTGCGCTAAAACGTCCATTTTTTCTATCTCCTTTTTACGCTGTAAATTCTTCCCATTCCGGCAAAGCCATTGTTTCATGTGGCTCATATGGGGTGCTGATTCTGCAAGTGTTTTTCAGTTCTTTCTTTGTAATCTCTTTTGTCAGTTCTGTCATTTCTGACTGCATTTTCTGAAAATCTTTCTGCTTTCTCTCAATGTTTTCTTTGACACACCCCTCTTTCGAAGAAATGATTATGTACACATTTACTGCTTCCGTCTGACCAAATCTCCAACATCTTCTCAACGCTTGGTAGTACTGCTCGTAGCTGTCTGAAAGTCCGGTAAAAATCATATTGTGGCAATTCTGCCAGTTCATGCCAAATCCGGCAATCTTAGGTTTTGTGACTAAGCATTTAATATCCCTATTGCTAAAATTCAACATTGAGCTTGACTTGTGCGTATCTTTGTCGCTGCCTTGCACTTCCACAGATTCATTAATCAGTTCATGTAATTTGTGGCTTTCGTCATTCAGATCACACCATACAAGCCACTGCTCATCTGAACTGTTTACCAATTCTGCCGCTACTGTGCATCTGTCAATTAAGCTATCTTTTCTAGCCTGTCTGCGCTCTGTCAGCGTGAGTTTTTCGGTCACAGGTTCTTTTCCGTCAACAACAATTTCTTTAATGTTAATTGGCGGCAAGTTATACCCGGAAACGTCATATCCAATATTGTTTGGATTGTCCACGAACACACTGAATGTCGCTAACCACTGCCAAAATACATCCTCTGCGTGTCCTTTTAATCTCCATTTTGATGTTTCTCCGCCATCATGAACAAAGAACATGGAAAGCATTTCTGCCCTTGTCATAACTCCACAAAATTCTGAATGATTTCCCAATTCCATGTAGTCATTCGGTGCTGGAGTTGCGGTACAAGCCAATTTGTACGGCACATCATGGAAATTCTGAATAATCGCTGTCCTCACCTTGCCGGAATAAGATTTTAAGATACTACTTTCATCAAGTACGATTCCGGTAAATTCATTTGCGATAAATCTATCCAGTTTTTCGTAATTCGTGATGTTAATTCCGTCAATACATTGTGATTGTTCCTCAACGACATTTGCCACATATCCAAACTTTTCCGCTTCTCGTTTCGTTTGATCTGCAACTGCCAATGGTGCAAGGATAAGCACCTTGCCGCCTGTATGCACGTGAACTTGATGCGCCCACGATAACTGCATAGGTGTTTTTCCAAGTCCACAATCAGCAAAGATACAAGCCTTTCCTTTCTTTAACGCCCAACGAACAATGTCTTTCTGAAAATCGTATAACATTGGGTTTAATTCGGATTTATCAATGTCGAATCCACTGCTTTCAAGTACGAATCTTTTATTTGCTAAAAATTCGTTATAATCCATTTTCTCTTACCAAAAGGAAACCTCGGTTTTATGTGCGCACAACCTATTCCTTTCTTTGATTTTTAGTTATTGTTATACCTTTTTCTCAACGTGTTCTGCACCTTGTTCATACCCTTGAAACCACCGACAATAAAAGCTATCTCTGCTCTATTTTCCGTTGCCCTTGTTTCCGCTTCCATATCACGCAGTCCGTACTCTGCCTGAATAATTTCATTTGCAGTAATTCTTTTCAGAATTTCTTCACATTTCTTCTTGCTTAAAATCTTCATTCTGCTTCGCTCCTTTCAGCCGTTCGGCTATCTCGTCAATCTCTTCTTCTTCCAAGATTGTAAAGGCATATTTTTCTTTAATGAATTTTATAGTGTCATCAACACCCTTGTTATAATTATCAAGCCTAGCATTTCTATATTTCAATATCTCATTATTCAAAGTTTCTTTGCCCCAATCTCCGCTATCAAACCATTCAACAGCTTTAAATACAGGACTAAGTGCTTCAAAAAGTGTTTCTATTCGTATACTTGCCGACTTGATATACTCAACTAGTCTCTGTGTATCTTTAGCCACATCTTTAAAACCTGCACTATTCAATCTATCAACCATATCTTGCAGTAATTCTGTTGACGAACCATTCATAAGCTCGTCAATATCTTTGCAAAACAAATAATTCCAACTTCCACCGCTCATTCCGAATCACCTACTTTCTTTGAGTTTTAGTTAATTAAACCCTTTATATGCTTTTTGGCTCTTTCAAATATCTTATCGTGAATGTAACTCTTGATATCGTTGTAACAATCTTCGCATAAGTCACTTATCACTGTCTTATAATTAACATTTGAATAGCCTCTTTCTGCGTAATCGTCAGGGTAAATATCAAAACCTGTTATTTTATAACAATTACTGCAAAATTTGCCACAAACATCACATTTGTACGCTTTACTCATTCTGAATCACCCACTTTCAATAAATCCATAAACTTCTCATACTGTTTCTGCGATACCTTGTTATGCTTCTTATCGTCTCTAATTTCGATTTTAAGGTGTTTTTCTGCGATAGAGGATAATTCTCTTGCCAACGCCTTTTTGCCTTGCTGTATGCCCTGCATATAGCCTTTAGGTGCTTTTCTCTCGCCTATTGAACCACTAGCACGATTTTCTCCTTGACCGCCTAAACTGACATTTCTAAGCTGATAACCTTTATCGGCATATAGCTTGATGTAATACTTCTCTTTCTCATCAAGCTGACTTTCGGGGAAATTCAGAAATTCAACTCGCCAGCCATAAGGATTTTTCTCTTTATCGTACAGCTTATGGCGCTTCAAACTAAGGTCTATATGCTGTTCATAACCTACAAGGTGGCTTGCCAATCTGCTAAG